CTGGGGGCGGCGGCGGCGGCGGAGCGGGAGGGTTTTTTGATGGCGGGTATGCGTTGCGAGGCGGGGTTACATATACGGTCACGGTTGGTTCCGGGGGGGCGGCCGGAGTCTCGGGTGGGGCAGGCGGATCGGGGACTGACTCAGCGGTGTTCTCGGGGACGCAAGGATTGCGGATGACCGGCGGGGGTCGAGGCGGCGGGGGGGGCAGTGGCGGCCCACTCGGCGGAGGCTCCGGCGGTGGAGATGATGGTTGGATATTCGGCACAAATACGGGGATCACCTATCAAGGATCAAACGGCGGCACTGGGACGTACGGAGGCGCATCCAACGCAGGTGGCGGTGGAGGCGCTGGTGCCGTCGGTACGGGGTCGGCTGGCGGGGCCGGTTTTGATAGCGCATTAACCGGCACGTATTACGCTGGAGGAGGCGGAGGCGGGAAAAAGGGCACTTCCGACTATACGGCGCCTGGCGGAATCGGCGGTGGTGGAAACGGATATGGAAACGCCGCTGGGCAGGCGGGGACGGCGAATACGGGTGGCGGTGGTGGTGGAGGTTCTGGGCCATCGTCCGGCGGCGCAGGCGGCTCCGGCATTGTGATCATCGCCATACCGAGGTTTGCCTGATGGCCCATTACGCAGAGGTTGACAGCGCGGGCATCGTGCAGCGCGTTCTTGTCGTCTCCAACGATGTGACGCATGCCACGCCGGACGGCACGGAATCCGAGGCGCTCGGGGCGACGTTTCTTGCCGATTTACTCGGCGGCGAATGGGTACAGACCTCTTACAATGGCAACAAGCGCGTCCGGTACGCGGGGATCGGGTACACGTACGACCGCGAACGCGACGAGTTCGTCCCGCCGGGATGGATACTCGTTGACGGCGTCTGGACGGCGCCGCCCGTGCCTGACGAGCCACCGGGACCGGAGGCGTAAATGCCTCTTGAACAAGTCAGCAATAGCCTCACCTTCTACGCCTTCTTCACGTATACGAAGCAAGGCGTCACTGGGCTGACCGTCACGGCAGACGTGTACAGGAATGGAGTCTCGATCCTTACCGCGCAGGCATGCACGGCGGTGGGTGGGGGCATCTATTCCTATACGCTGGCGTCTGCGAGCGTGAATGCAGAAGGCGAATACATCTGCCTGTTCAAAACAGCGGGCACGGTCGATCAGCAACACATCCCTGCAATCTGGTGCATTGCCAAGGCAGGGGTGGAGTACTTGGATGCTCAGGTGACAAGTCGGGCAGCCATTGCCGACTACACGACGGCACGGGCGTCCAAGCTCGACAACCTTGATGCAGCCGTCACATCGAGGCTGGCTTCCGGCAACGTGACCGTAGGTTCGTATGCTGCTGGGCAAGACCCGGCCACCCTTGTGTGGGCAGCGGGCACACGGACGCTGACAGCGTTTGGTTTCAGCGTCACGGTCGGCACCAACAACGACAAGACGGGGTATGCACTGGCAGTCACGCCACCGACTGTTGCGAACATCTGGGATGCAGCCACGAGTGGCCTGACCACGGTGGGGTCGGTGGGCAAGAGGCTCGCCGACTACGTGGATGCTGCGGTATCAAGCAGGCTGGCGACCAGCGGCTATACCGCGCCGGACAACACAAGCGTTGCCACCATCCTGAGTCGCACGGATGTGGCAACCAGCACCAGAGCCAGTGGGGCGGATTACACGACCGCTCGGGCAGCCAAGATTGACAACCTTGATGCGACCATCAGTTCGAGGCTTGCGCCTGATGGCATCACGAGTATGCAGGCCGATGTGACGGCAATCAAAACGCCAGTCACCACAAATCTTGATGCGACTATTAGCTCAAGGCTTGCACCTGCTGGCATCACCAGCATGCAGGCTGATGTGACGGCAATCAAGACCCCAGTCGTGGCCAACGTCGATGCAACAATTAGCTCGCGGCTTGCCTCCAGCGCTTATACGCCGACGACTGCCATGAGCGCAGATGTTGCCACGATTTTGAGTCGCACGGATGTGGCAACGAGCACGAGGGCTGATGGATCTGCATATACAACTACAAGAGCCGCCAAGCTTGATCGGCTTGATGTGGCGGTCTCAAGCCGTGTCAGTGCGGGCACGGGAGCCATTGCGTATACCACCACGGTGACTGCACCAAGCACAGGTGCGCCAATTGAAGGTGTTGCCGCGTGGGTCACAAGCGACAGCGCGGGGGCAAACGTCATTGCGGGCACGCAATACACCAGCGCAAGTGGGACATGCACGTTTATGCTTGATGCAGGCTCATACTATATGTGGCTGCAAAAGACTGGCTGGAACTTTTCAAATCCAGTCTCTATTACAGTGAGCACGTAAATGCCTACATCTCAAGTGATTGTCCCTTCTCCAGCAGCAAGTAGCAGTGCGGCATCAAATAGCAATGTAGTGAGCAGAAAAGAGTTGCGTCGCTATATTGCTGGGCCTTGGGGACTTGGTGGCCTTCATAGTGGCATTGCATCAGATGGAACAAATCTGGTGCAGGGACTCAAGCAGCTCGTCGATCAGAGTAGCGATGGACTTATAGATACTGCATATGATTCTGATAGATTTGAGCATGGATGGCTCATGAAGCTTAATAGCGATGGAACATCAGAGTCTCATAGAATTGCTTCTTATAGTCCAAACGATGGAACAATAACCATTGGGCGAGAATTTGTAGCGCAGCCTGTTTCTGGTCAAACAGAATATGAAATTCATACACATGGAATGAGTCCGATTGATATCAATGCGGCAATAGACTGGGCGTGCAATACCGCGAGGCTCGGCGCGTGGGTAATGCTTGGCGGCCTTGTTGCTGACGGAGACATGCAGTACAGCACACTTGAATCATGGACAACTTCTGGTGCGACGGCCCAGAAAGTCGCGCTTGTGGCCGGTGGGCGCGCACTGAGTGTGGCAGCAAGTTCGGCGAATGGCTATGCTCGGAGCCTGTCTTTTGCAGTGTCGCCGCTCAAGACATATAGGATCTACGCAATTGGCACACCAAGTACGACAAGTGGTTCGCTGAGCGTTCAGGCATGGAGCGACTCGGGGCAGGTGTCCGTCACATGGTTTGGGGGCAGCACGGGGACGGTCACAGGGCACGAAGGATTTTTTGGCGGCTCTTTTCTTGTGCCAGATGGCACGACAGTAATGCATGTGAGGCTCATTGGAAGCGGCACATGGACTGGAGTGGCCGTCTACGAGAACATGAGCAGGGGTGCGGCGCTCCCAGCATGGTGCATGCCTTATGATCAAGTCATCATTGGAGTTGCATACATTGATGGTGCTGGAGGTCGCGGCACAAAGGAGTATCGTGTAATACCGGGGCTTCCTGAGCCAAAGGGTGGCTGGCTAGAATTTGTGCCATCAGACTGGGGTGGCCCAATTGCACTCAATGTTGCTATTCCTTTTGCGATTCCTTCTGATGACAATGCTCTCTTCCAAATGAGCGCAAGAGACTATATTGCGACAGGTGCTTTGCGCTTCATCTATACGGGCCTGTCGCGGCCAAGAACTGTTGATACGAGCCGCTACGAGGCAGGCAGGCTCAAAGTCGAGCGAGAGTGGCAGGCATATCAGCGTGCAAGAAATCCGCTCGCATCTAAGAGAAATTCTTGGGGCAAGCGCTAGTGTCCGGCAAGGTCAGAAACATAGGCACGCTAAGAATTGATGGCGTGTCATATCAGCTCGTTCCAAACGGTGAAGGCTGGACGTACACGTACACGGGTGTGGCAAGCGTGTCTCAGCAGACATCACCAGAGGAGCAGATTCTGGCGAGTGCACCTCCGGGCTACAAGCGCACGGTTGGCTGGCTTGATTGGACAGCGGGCACAGTCGGACCAGACATCTATTCGCCGAACATGAAGTATCTTGCTTCAGGAGAAGGTCCGCAGACCGAGCTTGCAAGAAAAATTGTAAGGCCCATGCAGAAGAGGCGCATCGAGCTTTCTTCTGCAAAAGGGCGTGTCATAGATTTTTTTGAGTTTGACTTTTATGACGGCACCACGGGCCTGTATGTGGTACAGGCAGGAGGCGTGGTAAGGCGCATTACTACAGGCCTCAACGCGGAGGCAGTTGCCGCGCAGAAGACCACAGTCGGCACAGGAGGCGGAGACTCAGCGGGCGTCACTCTTACGACAAGGACGCTCACCGAAGCATCACCGCCATGGACATGGTCCATTGGTGGCGGGAACACAAGGACGGGCGTGCTCTTGGGGGCGAAGGACGCAGCAGTCGTGCGCTGCTACGAGAGTGCATCGACTGCGGGTCTCCTTGTCTGGGAAGAGGACACTGGAGAGGCATCCGGTGGGGTGAATCACAACCCTGTAAGGTTCACGCACTGGACCACAGGGGTCTACTCAAACGAGGCCGTAGGCGGCGAGTACTTGTGGGCCAGCACTGCACCAAACTTTGTGCCAGATGTGGGTGGGACCGCAACCAAGCAGGCCATCTGGCCGCTTATTCAGGAGCAGGATCCATTCATTTGGGATAACTGGGTTGCAGAAATATCACCACTGAGCCTAGATCCGGGCCTGCATAGAATTACTGGTATTGCTGCATTGCGCGACATGATTGTGATTACAACAAGTGTAGGCACAGTCTATCGAGTAAAGACAGACGCGGCAGGCGGAGTGCCAGCTCCCGTGCTTGATAGGCGTGCGGCCGTGCCTGATCCTGATAATGGACGGACGATGCGCGTGTGGAATGGGCGGCTCTTTGTGCCTACGCCTCGTGGCCTTTTTATGTACGTGGAGTTTGACGGACAGGTCGGCGGCACCCTTGTGTCAGTGGGACCTGAGTGCATCAAGGGCCATAACGGGCCGGTTCGAGGACACTCAGTCATTTATGGTGGCGACCCCGAGTGGCTCTATGCTGCATTCTGGAATGGCACTGACTCATATATTTTGAAAGGGCGACTCCCAGAGCAAGGCGAGGAGGCTCCGGGTCGCATGATATGGCACAGCGCCTGTGCATATATTCCAAATGAGAGAGTCACTGCGCTGCATGTAACAAGTCCAAATGCATCGACAAATCCGATACTGTGCATTGGTACTCAGACGAATCCCACGGGGACTCAGCTTATACCGAGTGTGCATTTTGTCACACTGCCAAGACCGGGCAAGACGCTATTGACAGACAACAACTTGCGCTTTGATGTGAGTGGGCTGAGCGCAACATTGCCAGACCATGACTGCATGCTTGCAAATATCAAGAAGACATTTATGAGAGTATCTGTCACGTCTCATAATGTTAGCGCAATAAATCCAATTGATGTATATGCAAGAATTGATGAGAGCCAATGGGCAAGAGTTGGAGCAATAAAAGATTCGCCAATTGCAGACCTGTCATTGCCAAGAAATCTTACAGGATATAAGCTTGGACTAAAGCTCGTATTTCTTGGAAATGACAACACTGTGCCGAGCTTCGTGCAGGCAGTAGGGGTAGATTTTGTGGCACATATGCCAGCATCAAAATTTATTGACTGTGACGTGTTTATAGCTCAGGGACAGACAGTAGTGACTGGAGCGAACCAGTACTCTGGAATGAGCAGGGTCGCACTGCTAGAAATGCTCAAAGACAGCTCTAGGCTTCTTGCCGTAGTTGGTCCAGATGGCATTGAAAGGCAAGCACAGTTCGACAAGACTGCGGGCCTCACATGGTCTTGGGTGGATCAAGCCACACCGGACGCACAGTCAGGATTTCGTGCCAAATTTAGACTCAACATATACGACGACTTTGTATTGCAGCGGGCAGCACTGTATGATACGGATCCTTATACCGAGGGAACATTCGTTTCATACTATGACATGACAGGCTAAAGAGGCACACAATGAGCTTTGACCGAGAGCTGGGGACGACAGTCCGCAAAGAACACATATTGCAAATCGTCAAGGCTTGGGAAGGCGATGAGAGCTACGGCGTGCCCCTCGCACTGACTGCTGTGAGTTCGAGCACAAGCCCCGCGCTGTCAGTCAGAAATAGATCGGCGAGCGGCGTGGGACTGCTTGTAAGAAATAGCAGTGACACTGGTGACTTGCTGCGGGTCACTGACTCGGGAGCCGCGTTCTCTTTTCAGCCGGGGTCCATTAATGGCTCTGGTGTGGTCACGCCGAGCATCACGCTTGGTGGAGATAGTGACACAGGCTTCTGGCACCCCGGCGGAAATGATAATAACGGCAATATATCAATTGCAAGTCAAGGCGCGGAGGTCGAGCGCTGGACACCTACTGCACATACAGTGTATTTGCCGACAACAATTGACGACCAGAATGCAAATGCCGATGGGCTTTCAATCAAGCCGGTCAATGCGGCTGGTGCGTCGCAGGCAGGCCCAAGGCTTGTGCTTCAGGCGACCGCACTGAGCGGAGCCACAGTCAATGCAAGGGACTTTATTTTGCGTGTGAGCACCACGGCGGCTGATGGCACGGGGAAGCTCGAAGTGCTAACAAGGCTCAACGGCGGAGCAGAGACCGTCGTCATGAGTCTTACGGACAGTGGCACTCTCAGCGATTCATTCTCGACATCAGTAGGCAAGATGTGGCTTTGCTCTTAAAATAATAATACTATAGAAAGAAAAAGGCGTGGACATTGATTTGCTTCTTGGAATTGCAAGGGAGTCTCCGGGTGTCATACTTACAGTACTAGCACTATACCTTTTTAAAGTAGTGGTAAACGACATGAAGCATGATGTTGAGAGCATGAAGCACATGCTCGGGCAAATTCAGTCGTCTCTTGCAAAGATTGCAGATACAATTGAAAGGGCAGAGAAGCGTGGAAATTGAACTGAGGTCCACAAAATTTAAGACATCGACGCCTCATGGAACTATTCGAGAGATCGCGGGTGTTGTGCTGCATCACACAGGCACGACAAGGGCAGTCGAGTGCCGCAGTCAAGGCTCATGGCATTTCATCGTCGATAGAGATGGGACTGTCTACAATGATGTGGACACGAATGATATTGCTTGGCATACCGCATATACAAATAGATGGAAGCCAAAGTGGGTTGATGCCAGCGCGCCGTGGTTCACTGGCAGCGCAATCAATGCGTGCAGTATCGGCATTGAAATTGTGAGCCATCCAGACTTGCCAAACTTTAAGGGCTATACGAATGCGCAGCTCGCAGCACTTGGCGAGCTATTCAGAAAGCTATGGGTGGATCACGGTGACCTGTGGTACGTAGGCCATGGTCAGGTGCAGCTTGATCGGCGCAGGACCGAGCCGGACGACTTCCCATGGGACAGATACTTCCTGTGGGACGACAACAATGGATATAGATACGTTCATGATATTGGGGGCAATGAAGAAATGACCGACACGCAGCGTGGCATTCTTGCGGCGGCCGAGAGGCAGGGCCTCAAGGAAGAGGCCGACATTGACCAGCTCGTCGGGCGCTACAATCTGCTGGCTGAGCAGGTCGAGAGCCTAGAGCATTTGCTTGCTGAGGCGCAGGCAGAGCGCGATGCAGCCATTGCGGCCAAGGAGGCGGCAGATGCGCGGGATTGACAATGAAGCAGTCATGACGTATGTTGCTGCGACACTTGGTATTATCTCGTGTCTTGCAACAATCTACGGGGCACTTGTCATTGGGGACAATGACTACAGTGTGGCGCTCATTTCTATGAATGGGGCGACGACTGCGTTTTTTCTGACATTGCATGCGAAGAAGACGCTAGGTGGTCCACCTGATGGACCGGGAGTGGCGTAATGGCTGGTAAGACTGGGACGAGAATGCCGTCGAAGAAGATGGCAGTCGTGGTTGTCATCGGCACCAAGGGGCCGAAGAGCATCGGGCGCAAGCCCAGTGCGAAGAAGTACTGAGATGGCACCGGAGCATCGTGGCTTCAAGGAAGTGCAGGCAAGCATCGCAAAGAAGGGTGGCTACAGCATGGAGGCGGCAGGAGCAATTCTTGCCAGCGCCAGTCGCAAGGCTAGCCCTGCTGCGAAGAAGGCAAACCCCCGGCTGAACAAAGTCAAAGGCTAGTAAAGGAATAATACAAGAATGTATGGGAAGAAGACTGCTCCTCCGAAGAGAATGCCTGCCGGGCATGACGGCAAGACTAAGTGCCATTGCGGAATGAAGAAAGGAAAGTAGTATGGTAGCTCGTAAGAAGCCGATGATGGAAAAGGAGCCGACCACTCGGGCGGGCATGGCAGCGGACATGAAGAAGGACGCGGCCATGGCAAAGGCAATGGGAAGCAAGAGCAAGGCCCCGGCCAAGCCTGCTGCCAAGGGTGGTCGCCCTATGCCCCCGTGGCTCGGCAAGTAGCCACAAAGAGAAATGCCCCCGAGCATCTGAGATGCCGGGGGCTTTCTTTTACAGGCCGGACTCGATCACGAGCCAGCCGATTGATTTTGGGAAGGCCCGCTTTACGAGACTATGGACTACTCGTGCGTAGTCTCGGATCTCGTGCTGTGCGTCATCGCTGAGCCTCTGATTCAAGAAGTGGGCGATGGCGTGGAGACTGCCGGTCCAGCGCCATGTAGTGTAGAGCGCATAGGCTGGCAGGAAGAGTCGAGCCTGCTCAGCACAGATGCCAGCGTCGAGAGCCTCTTCATAGAGGAGTACGCTGCGAACCACGTGGCTCGTGAGCAGGGCCTCTTGCCTTGCGCTCTCTCGTGTGGGGGCTGGGCCGCCTGAGCCAGCCTTCGACGAGGCAGGAGCGAGCCGCCACTCAAGCGGCACGTAGAATTGCGGAGGCATGGTCACGTAGCGCCTTGAGGCCTCGTTGCGCGCGTAGAGGCTGTCGCTGCTGTCTTCCTCGCCCGGCTCACTGTGGGCACTGCCCACGCGATACTTGAACCACTGCCTCGCCACCATGAGCGGGGCCTTGATCTCAAAGGTCATTGCCGCATGGCGAAACGGGCTGGTGTGACCATGAAGTGCGAGGTACTTGATGAGCTTCTCGTCGCCCTCTGAGAACTCGCGGCTCTCCTTCATATAGGAGGCGCGAGCCGCATTGACGACAGAGAGGTCCGTGCCGAGGGTATCGACGTGCCGAACGTAGCCATGAGGGGCAATGTGTATTATGGTATCCATGGGGCCATTATACAGAGAGGGAGTGCCTCATCGCACGCTTGGCCTTCTCTAGCATGCTCTTGATGATCTGCCAGTCAAGGCCAAGGTCTTCGGCGATCTCTTGATAGCTGTAGCCATCTGCACGCATGATGAGGACTTGGCGAAGGTCTGGGCTTAATGCAGAAAGTGCACGTGTCATTTTTTCAGACATCGGCTCGGGGCCATCAATAAGCGTCGCTGGGTCCATGGCAGCGGTCATGCTGCCAGACATAGATGGAATGCCGACAGACGACACGTAGTCGTCGATGCTGTCCATATCTTCTGAGAGTGAGCGCTCTTCTAGGCTGTATATTTTTATGTATCTGTTTCTGCGACCTTCATCTCGAACAAGGTTGCTTGCAATTGTGTAGAGCCATGCATTAAAATAAAAAGTGCCGTCTCTGATTCCGGGCAAGCTAGCAATTGCTCTTGCCATTGTTTGCTGCACTATCGCTTCAGTAGCACTTCTGTCTCCGGTAAGCTTGAATACGTGCCTCATAAGGCCGGGCCTGAGGCGCTCGGAAAGGACACCAAACGCAGCCATGTCTCCAAGGCGTATTCTTTCAAGAAGTGCTTTCGTTTCTTCAGAAGAACTAGTCATGGATATTAGACCTATTGCTTTGCTGACTTGGCTTTTTCATGTTGGTGTCTCCGAGGCAGGGATTCAAAAGCTTATTCAGCTTCGTATTCAATATACAAAAACGGACGCACGCTGGGATGGCATGCATCTTGACAACAGGCTCCAGTTTGCGCGCTGGCTGTATCTGACTGGCAAGATCTCAGGCTGAGAGGCTACACTTGGGCCATGAGCAACTTTGTCCACCTTCATACTCACAGCGAGTACAGCCTTCTCGATGGCCTGAGCAAGCCGCGTGCCATGGCGGAGCGAGCCTCGGCCCTTGGACAAAAGGCCATGGCGATTACCGACCATGGCAACATGCATGGCGCGATTGTCTTTTACGATGCGTGCCATGCGGCTGGCATCAAGCCAATCATCGGCTGCGAGGTCTACACCGCAGAGGCTGGCGACAAGGATGCGGGCCACCTCATATTGCTCGCGGCCGACAGCACTGGCTACAGGAACCTGAATCAGATCGTGTCGCAGGCCAGCCTCACGAACTTTTATAGGAAGCCGCGTGTGAGCCGAGAGATGCTGGCCTCTTGGCGAGAAGGCATCATCGTGCTGAGCGGCTGCCTCAGGGGAGACCTTGCGCAGGCCATTATCAATGGAGGCGACCCCATCGAGGTGGCTCGGTGGTATCGCGACATTTTTGGCGACAGGTACTACATCGAGGTTCATGACCATGGAATCCCAGCTCAAGCAATAGTAAAGCAGGCCGCTGTCGAAATTGCAAGGACCGTTCGTTCTAGAATTGTTGTCGCTCAGGATAGTCATTTTGTAATGAAGGGCGACGGGCAGGCGCACGAGATGCTGCTTGCCGTGCAGACAGGTGGGAGGCTATCTGATCCGGGACGCTTCAAGTTTGAGGGCACAGGCTTTCACATTACCTCAGAGGCGGAGATGCTCGAAACATGGCCTCGCGAGTGGATTGAGGAAAGCGGCCGGATTGCGGACAGATGTGACCTGAAGCTAGAGCTTGGCAAGCAGGTCTTTCCAAAGACACCGGGCGTAGGCGATGATGAGCAGGGCACCCTAAGGGGACTTGCATATGCTGGCGCACAGGAGCGCTATGGGAGCCTCGCACACAAGGAGCGCCTAGACTATGAACTGGAAACTATTAGTCGCAATGGCTTCACTCGTTATTTTCTTATCGTTGCAGACATATGTCGGTACGCCAGAAGTGTCGGGATCAGGAATAGCGCACGTGGATCTGTTGGTGGCAGTCTTGTTGCTTACTGTCTTGGTATTGTGCCTGTAGATCCAATGAGGTTCGGCCTGTCATTTGAGCGCTTCTTAAACGATGGCAGAAGCCCAGACATTGACCTCGACTTTGAGGATGCAAGGCGAGGCGAGATCATTCAATATATTGCAGCCACCTATGGGCACGACAAGGTAGCGCAGATTGTCACGTTCTCTGAGATTGGTGGGCGCACGGCATTGCGCGATGTAGGGCGTGCACTGGGCATCGGCTCCGCTCAGATTGATGTATTGGCCAAGTCTGTGCCACTTGGAAGGCGCATTGAGGAGGCACTTGAGTCTCCGGCACTCAAGGCAATTGAGGGCAGCGACCTCATGCGCTACGCACGGAGGCTTGAAGGCACGATCAGGCATGCAGGCAAGCACGCGGCAGGTGTCGTTGTTGCCGACAGACCGCTGGTTGAGCGGGCGACACTGATGCGTGACAGTGCAGGCGTGATGCCGATGGTGGGCATCGACATGGCGAGTGCCGAGCGTGCTGGCCTTATCAAGTTTGATCTGCTGGGACTTAAGACACTGAGCACAGTGAGCCGTGCAGTGGACCTCATTGAAGAGCGCCACGGGCCTATGGAGCCGAGCATTGACAGGATTCCTGAAGATGAGACCCGTGTCTGGGAAATGCTTGGGCGCGGAGACTCAGTGGGTGTGTTCCAAGTAGAAAGTCCCGGAATGCGGCGCGTCCTCAAAGAGATGAAGCCTGCACGAGTTGAGCACCTGCAAGCAGCGGTTGCGCTCTACCGGCCGGGTCCGATGGATAGCATCAAGCCATATTGTGAGCGCAGGCATGGGAGAGAACAGGCCACGTACTTGCATCCTGCTCTTGAGCCAGTATTGAGAGACACATATGGCCTCGTGGTCTATCAAGAGGCAATCATGCAGATTGCGAATAGAGTTGCTGGAATGACTCCATATGAGAGCGACCAGTTTCTAGGAGCAGTGCGCAAAAAGAATCCAGAGAAGCTACGTATCTATGAGCCGAAGTTCAAAGCGGGACTAGAGGCCGCGGGTCTCAGTCGAGAGCAGATCGACAAGCTCTGGGCGGAGATCGTGCCATTTGCGAACTATGGCTTCAATCAGGCGCATGCTGCCGCCTATGGATGGCTTGCGTATCAGACGGCTTGGCTCAAGGCAGTCTGGCCACAGGAGTATTACACGGCGCTTCTTACTCAGGACTCAGCGGACCCTGAGCGTATGGCAATCATCTGCCATGATGCGCGGCGGCTCGGAGTGAAGATTCATGGACCAAGCGTCAATGAGAGCCTCGCAGACTTTAGCGTTGCAAGTGGTGGCGGCATCCGCTTTGGACTTGCTGCAATTAAATATGTGGGAGTGGCTGCACGAGAGGCAATTGTTGCGGCAAGGGCAGGCGGGCGGTTCACCAGTGTCGAGGACTTTAGGGGGCGAGTGACAAAGCGGGCGGTCAATAGCCGTGCACTTGAGAGCCTTGCCAAGGCCGGTGCATTTGATTGCCTAGGGAACAGGAGGCATGTGCTGGCAGCCCTTGGCATTGAAGCGAAAGATATGATTGCTCGGCTCTCATTAGAAAGGGAGGTCATGGGGCTGGCCGTGAGTGCCGATCCATTGGCCGCATGGGACTTTGTCGCCTTGGGGCGCGACACGACACTGGCCGAGGTCGGACCATTGCTCGACGAGGAGCTGTCGCCACAGTGCGTCGTGGCTGGCGAACTAATGGAGCGGCGAGACATCACTACCAAGACCGGGAAGCCGATGGCCATTATGATGCTGCGGGATGAGACGGCGACTGTCAGGCTCAGCGCATTTAGAGAGGCCATTGGCCGCTCGGGCCATGTACTGGTGCCGGGCAAGATCATCATGGCTCTGGCCACTCCAGATCGCTGGCAGGGCGAGGATAGCCTGCTGCTGTCCCAAGCATGGGAGCCAGACGCGGGGCTTGACATGGAGGCTGGATCCTAGTATGATCTAGGCTGGCCCACGGGCCAAGAAAGGAAAGAGACCGATGGCAACAGCCGCAGCGGTCAAGGCACCAGAGAGCAATCCTGAGGAGGGGCTGTTCTTCGCCAAGACCTTCAAGAACCCGAAAGGGGAGTTCACGCTCGTGCTCGATAACTACGAGCTTCGAGAGCACGTCAAGTACGGCACGAGCATCAGCCTGCGCTTCAAGATCGCCGACGAGGGTGAGTTCGAGGGGCAGTTCGTGAGCCTCACGATTTGGCCAAGCCCGAAGACGAAGCGGCTTGAGCCTTCGTATGGCGCGAAGCCGAATAACTTTGCTCGCGTGCAGATGGCGCTCATGGGCCGCAAGCTCAAGGACGGCGAGCCGGTGAACTTCAAGACGCTGCTTGCCTCAGGTGCGAAGATGCGCGCCTTTGTCAAGGAGGACGTGAAGGAAGACGGCAGCCGCTGGCCGAAGATCGACGTAGAGACCATGGAGCACGTGGCCTAGCACGTTCCTTCTCACATACGGCTACTTCAAAAAGGAGGAAGGGGTCGCGGGGGCGGCCCCTTACTTATCATGGGTAACTTCTTTGATCGCGCGCTAGAATATGTTGGGCGTGGGTGGTTCGTGTTTCCCGTCTGCTGGCCGAATGCAAGTGGCTCATGCGGCTGCGGGCGTGGTCATGAGAAGGGCGGCAAAGCCCCATTGGCCGATGGTGGCTACAAGTCTGCGTCCATGGACCTCGACAGGCTTGAGGAGTGGGACAGGCGCTGGCCTGATGCGAACATTGGCATTGCTCTTGGTGTAAGCGGCCTGTTCGTCATTGACCTTGATGGAGAGGCTGCGGTTGCCGAGGGACAGAGCCTTGGTCTTGGTGCCACTGCTTGGACAGTCACCGGCAATGGGCAGCACTGGTACTACTCAAGACCGGTCGGGTGCCAAGTCACAAGGTCTACAGGTCGTGGCCAGAGTGGCAAGATCGACGTGCTTGCAGACGGCGGACTCATTGTGCCTCCGAGTGCCCATGCTTCAGGCAAGGCCTACCAGTGGGGTCGCACGCCTGAGGCCTGCATGGGAGACCTGCCTGAGCCACCAGCATGGGCGCTAGAGACCTTGGCCGCACAGGTCAAGGCTCGTGTGCCGGTGGCTATTGGTGTGGGAGAAGTGTCTGCCATTGCATTGCCTGAGCCTCCTAGTGGGCTAAGCGAGGCGGCCCTGCGTGTCTGGGAGGGCGAGGGCTACGCCGAAGACAGGAGCCGTGCGCTGAGCAGGCTCAGTATGTATCTTGCGAATGCTGGCATGGAGTCGGGTCAGATTGCGGGTGTGCTCAAGGGATGGGATGAGGCCAAGGGCATCGAGTCTGGGCGTGGTCCTAAGTATGCGGGTCGTGCCGATGGTGACATGCGCTATGGCACGCTTGCGACCTCTGCCAAAGAGAAGGTAAAGGCACGTCCACAGGGCGACACAAAGGCCACGATCTATGTGCGCCTGTGTGAGGAGTTTGAGGCGCGCTGGCCGGGGCACATGCTTGTAGATGAAGCATGGTACGAATACAAAGGCGGCGTATGGGAAGAGATCAAGAAGTACGCGATTGAACTTAAAGTGCAAGAACTCATGGGTGCACAAATGAGGCCCAACGTGGTCTTTGGTGTGGAGCGCATGCTTCGGGGCAGGCTCAGCAAGCCAGCCGATGTATGGAGCGAGGCACCTGAAGTGATCGTGTGCCAAAACGGTGCGGTCGATGTCGAGACGGGCCAGTGCTATGGGCATGATCCGAGCTTTTTGGCAAGGCACAAGACATCGTACTTCTATGATCCAGAGGCGACAGCCCCTGTGTGGGAGGCATTTATTGCCGACAGGTTCGCACCTGATGTGGCCATGTGGCTTCAGGAATTTGCGGGGCTGTGCCTCACGAATGACATGAGCCATGAAGTTGCTGTCTGGCTCTATAGTCCGCCGGGTGCAGGGAAGTCTACGTTTATCACTGGCATGCAACGGGCGCTGGGGCCTGCAAGGTCGGGTCGGCTCTCATTGGCCGACATGGTTCGGAATCCGAGGTTTAGCCTTGTGAACATTCCGGGCAAGACACTCCTCGTGGCGGCTGAGCAGCCAAGCACGTGGGTCGATTGCAGCGATGTCATCAATAGCCTGATCTCTGGCGATACAGTTTCGATTGAGGCCAAGCATCAGAACATCTATGACGCGAGGCCAGTCTGCAAGATTCTCTGGGGCATGAATGAATTGCCGAGGCTACAGTCTGCGGCAGATGGAATCTTCAGGCGCGTCAAGATCGTAAAGATGGCGGCCATCGAGAAGCTTGATCCACGCATCAAGGACAAGATTGAGTCCGAAGGCGCAGGCATCTTGCGCTGGGCAATGGAGGGACTGAGGCGGCTCCGGCTCAGTGGCCAAGGCCTAGGGGCGAGAGTGCCTGCATCTATTGATGCGGCAGGCATGGAGTTCCGGCGCTCCAACGATGTGGTGTCCTCGTTCTTTGATGAGCGGATTGAGCGCGATGGTCAGTTGCGGGTGCAGGCCCAAGAGCTGTATGATGCCTACAATGCGTGGTGCCTGCGTAATGGCTACAGGCCAAAGAGTAGAAATACCGTGGGCCAAGAGTGGACACGCATGGGGCTAGAGGCAAAAGTTTCTGGGGGGCGTACGTATTACATCGGTGCGAAGCTTCGCGACATGGGGCTTCCAAGGGAGGACGAATGATCCGGGCAATGCTTGTGGGGCGTGCAGGCGTAGGCAAGGACACGGTTGCTGCGTTCATGAAGAAGCACGCAGGCGAGCCAGTGGCCTTGGCCTCGCTCGCTGAGGGCGTGAAGCTTCAGGTCGCTGCCATGCTCGACATGGCAATCGACAAGTATGGCGTGCCACGCGCGAAGCTCTGGCAAGGCAGCGATGAGAGTGTGATGCGAAACGCAAATGAGTCGAGGAGTCTGCTCAGGCCAATATGGCAGTGGTATGGTACGGACTTCGTGCGGAGCGCTGATCCGGGCTTTTGGATCAGGGACTTGCATAAGCGCACTGGCCATGTGCAGAACCTCATTGTGACCGATTGCCGCTTCAAGAACGAGGCAGACTATGCGAGGCGCAACGGACTCGTGCTGCTGAGAGTGGCTGGCCCTGATCGGCGCAATACACCAGAGGGCGACCCGGTCCTGAGGCACGAGAGCGAGCGGCAAGTAGATGACATTGCTTGCCAGTTCGTGATCGACAACGGGTGCACGCTCACTGAGCTTGAGGATTACGTGGCGTCGGCGGTGCTGCCGTTTGTGCGGCTGCACTCATTCCATGGAAAGGAAATTGCTGATGGCTTTTGATGGTTTGCGCAAGAAGGTGTTCCTCGACAGGTACGCACTGAGGGCAGAAGACGGCACAGTGGTCGAGGCAACCCCCGAGCACATGTGGAGGCGCGTAGCCCGAGGCGTCGCGCAGGTCGAGGAGCCGAAGAATCGCGCCCACTGGGAGGATGTTTTCTATGGCGCGCTTGAGGACTTCAAGTTCGTACCGGGAGGACGCATCCTCTCGGGGGCAGGCACCGGCCATGATGTCACGTACTACAACTGCTTTGTGATCCCGAGTCCTGAGGATAGCCGCGAAGGCATCATCAAGAATCTCGGCATCATGGTGGATCTCATGGCACGGGGTGGTGGCGTGGGTGTGAACCTTAGTAGCCTCAGGCCTCGTGGCTCATACATCAAGACAGTGAACGGGCGCTCAAGCGGCCCGTGCTCGTGGGCGGAGCTGTACTCTGTCGCGACAGGCGACGTGATTCAGCAAGGTGGCACGAGGCGCGGTGCGCTCATGCTCATGCTCAATGACGACCACCCAGACATCGAAGAGTTCATTAGTGTCAAGCGAGACCTCAAGAGACTCAATCACGCGAACCTGAGTGTGTGCGTGTCTGACTCTTTCATGCAGGCAGTCAAGGCTGATGGGCCTTGGGACCTCAAGTGGGATGGCAAGGTCTTGCGCACAATCAAGGCCGCAGACCTCTGGGCCAAGATCTGTGAGAGCGCATGGGCCTCAGGCGAGCCGGGCCTTGTCTGGATGGAGCGCTACAACAAGCAGGCCCCGACGTATTACTACGAGAATATCATATGCGTAAATCCTTGTGGGGAGCAGGGGCTTCCTGAGTGGGGTGTCTGCAACCTTGGGGCACTGAACCTTGCTGCGTTTGTCAATGATGGGGTCTTCGACTTCGTGGGCCTCGGCGATGTCACGCGAAGGGCCGTGCGGTTCCTCGACAATGTGATTGATAGCACGGGCTATTGGTACGAGGAGAACAGGCAGGCACAGCAGGAGGCCACGAGGCGCATTGGCCTCGGCACGATGGGCCTTGCTGATGCACTGATTGCCCTCAAGATTCCGTATGGCAGCGATGAGTGTATCGACTTTATTGATCGAGCATATGGAACAATTGCAACGCATGCGTACAGTGCGAGCGCAGACCTTGCATATGAGCGCGGCTCATTTGGCAAGTATGAGCGTGAGGCGTATGCGCGTGGCTGGTTCATGACCAACGTGCTCGACAGGAGTGTGCGCGCGAAGATCCATGACCTCGGGATCAGAAACGCCGTGCTTCTGACGCAGGCTCCGACAGGTACCACGAGCCTCCTCGCAGGGGTGTCGTCGGGCATTGAGCCGATCTATGACTTTGTGATGAAAAGGACCGACAGGATCGGCACGCACATCATCAAGCATCCTGCGCTTGAGGAGTGGGATGCGCAGGCAGGCGAAGGCCAAGAGTCACGTGGCATGCCTCCGTGGCTTGTGTCGGCCAATGATCTGGCACCCGAGGATCACGTGCGTGTGCAGGCGGCAATCCAGCGATGGACAGACAGCAGTATCTCGAAGACATGCAACGCACCACGCTGGCACACGGTCAAGGACGTAGAGACTCTCTACATGATGGCCTATGATCTTGGGTGCAAGGGGATTACGTACTTCCGTGACGGATGTCGTGAGGGTGTACTGAGCCACGTTGAGCCGGAGCCAGTGCCAGTGCCAGTGAAGGCCAAGGTGACGAGGCCTCAGGTTCTTGGCGGCAACACCGCGCGAGTGACCACGAAGCTTGGCACGATGTTCGGCACCATCGCAACATTGGATGATGGCTCGCCCTACGAGATGTTCTTGAATCTCGGGCGCTCAGGCTCTGAGACTTCCACATTCATGGAGGCACTTGGGCGGCTTGTGAGTCTTGTCTTGCAGGTCGATGAGCAAGGCCCTGAGGCGAGGTTGCGTGAAGTGCGGAACCAGCTCAGGGGGATTGGTGGCGTGCAGACAGGCGCATATGGGCTGAAGATTCGCTCAGTGCCTGATGCAGTGGCCGAGGTCATCGACCTGATTCAAGGCTGGGGAGTCGAGGCAGACGTGTTCATGCCTGAGCTTGCGGGGCCAAGGTCGAAGGTGGCCGCAGACCTGTGCCCTGAGTGTGGCTCGGCAAGCCTCATTAAGGAAGAGGGCTGCTCAAAGTGCTATAGTTGCGGCTACAGCGCTTGCTAGGGAACTCGCGGGGGGCTTCGGCCTCCCGCTCTTTTTGGGAGGCATCTTATGGCTAGGCCGCAAAGCTGTCCGGGCGGGCAGCATCAAATCACTTGGTTCACGCCGAGCCTTGGCATGTGCACGGGGCATCCGTGTGTATGGCGCTACGACGAGGGGCGCGAAGGCTGGGGGAACCTCAAGGGAGACTGGGGGGCGACGGCCGTCGAACTTGGCAAGGCGTTGCATCTCTTAATGAATGAGCCGAAGCCTGTGGAGGCCGCCCCATTGCCACGGCCTTCATTGCCAATGCCTGATCCAGACAGTGGGCGAGAGCTGCTTGTGCAATGGCGTGCGAGCATGAAAGTCAGTCAAAGGCAGGCCAGCGTCTTGCTCAAGATAAGTCGTAGCTTCATCGCAGACATTGAGTGTGGTCGCAAAAAGCTTTCACCAAAGCTCTGGGAAAAAATTAGTAATGCCACACCTTAGTTTCAGCCAGCTCACCACACTCTGGGGTTGCCCGGAGAAGCACAGGCGCACGTATGTGCTTGGGGAGCGCGAGGCACCAAGCCCCGCAATCATCATGGGACAGGCCGCGCACTCAGGCATTGAAGGCGCACTGAGGGCAAGCCAAGGACGCATGCCATTTGGCAAGGCAGGCGTAGTGGCAGAGGTCGAGAGACGCTGGCATGAACTTGCCAAGGGCGTGGTCGATTGGAGCGACGGGCCAAAGAAGCTTGAGCCAGAGACGGGGCTGGCCTATGCCAAGGCCATGGCGCAGGCACTCTATGAGCATGCAGTCCCTGAGGTGAGGCGCGGCTCTACGCACTGTGAGTGGCGCTTTGATGAGGACATTGCTGGAGAGCCGGGCTGGACATTTACTGGGTCGATTGACCACATGCGAACGGTGTCGAAGCAGATCATCATTGATGACTGGAAGACAACAAGCAGCCGCTGGAGCCAAAGCCGAGCAGACGCCAGCCTCCAAGTCGATGCCTACTACTGGGCGGTGAGGCGTGCTTTTGGCAAATTGCCGTCCAAGTTTGTGTTTCATGTGGTGACTAGGCCGAAGCTCGTCAAGGGGCCGAGCGGCACGTTTGAGCTTGGTGAGTGCTCATATGATTCGTATGAGACAAGCCGAGAGCCGGGGGCAATTGACCTGTTTGAGAAGCGCATAGGCCTAGGCGTGCAGTACATCAAGCGCATGCATGACGCAGAGGCCATGTCTGATCCGAGGACCGACTGGGAGTATCACAAGTACTGCTCGTTTAAGAAGCATTGCACGCCGTGGGAGCTTGGCACGCTTGGGAACGTCATACTCTAATGCGCACGGCAAGGACTGGACCTGCGGATGACCTAGCAGACGGAATTGTCTACAGGTCCACGTGGGAAAGGAACATTGCTCGGTACTTGCGCTACATGGGTATTGAAGCCAAGTATGAGCCGAAGCGCTTCTATTTTCCGGGAAAGGCATGGAGCGAAAGCTACTTGCCTGACTGGCGGCTTATGATTGAGCCGCCACCGGGTTTCAGTGAAGTCTACATAGAACTCAAAGGGTGGCTCGACAAGAAGAGCATCAGGCGCTTGAAAAACATGCGGGCATACTATGGGAAGCGAGGCATCTTGTGTATACTTATTGATGAAGACTCTTATGCGAGGATAGAAAATGACTATGCAGAGCGGATCAATGGCTGGGAGGGAAGCTCCATACGAAGGCAGCGGACTTCAGTCGAACAACTCGGCGAAGGCCCCGTTTCAAGTGAGGGCGAGGCTCAATGAGGTCGATGCCCTAAGAGAGCGAGCAAAGGGCAAGAGCTACGAAAAGGTTGGCGAAGCACTGGGGCTAAGCAAAAATGGCGCGAGGAAAGCAATCTTACGTGGGCTGGAGATCCTCAAGACTGAGCGCGAGGACATTGTTGTCGAGTATGCAGGCGTACAGCTTGAGCGCATGAGGCTTGCACTTGAGGCAATCATGCCGCGCGTGGAGGCAGGTGACCTCGACGCAATTGAGACCATGCTCAAGATAGAGACTCGGACTGCGAGGCTCTTGGCTCTTGATGCACCGGCCAAGTACCCCGAGGATGCAGACGGAAGGCCGATCTTGCCGGGGGTCACAGTGAATATCGCACAGAGTCTCGACGGCCTAAGCGAGGCACAGCTTGAGGCACTAAGGCTTATTGGTGTTGGCGGAAGTGTAATTGAGCATGAAGGGTCTTACAGCAGCGCAGATTCGGGAAGAGGCGGAGAAGGCATTGGCACGGAAGAATCTCCTGCACTTTACGACAAGGACTAAGCCCGGCTACCAAGTAGGACGCATCCACTGGCTCATTGCACAGACACTGATGCTGGTGGAGGCCGGTGTGCTGGACCGTGTGGCAATTCAGATGCCACCACGGCATGGCAAAAGCGAGCTGGCCTCAGTGCGGTTTCCTGCTTGGTATTTGGGTCGGCACCCTGATAAGCAGTTCGTTGCGGCGAGCCATACACAGGACCTTGCCGATGAGTTCTCGGGGAAAGCAAGAGATGTCGTCAAGAATGAAAGGTGGCCGTTTCAAAGTGTGAGGCTCGCCGGGAATGCGTGGGCAGTTCGGAGATGGAAAGTCGAGACTAGGCAGCAGCATCGGTGGGCTGACCTTGGTGGTGTGTATGTTCCTGTTGGCGTTGGTGGTGGCCTCACTGGCAAGGGTGCTGACATACTAAGTATCGACGACCCGGTCAAGGACTGGGTGCAGGCCGACAGCGAACTCATTCGCGAGAGCCACTGGTACTGGTATCAGTCTGTTGCAAGCACGCGGCTCATGCCGGGGGCGGCTTGCATCATGACACTTACACGGTGGCACCAAGATGACATTCTTGGGCGTGCACTCAAGGTTGCGTCTGAAATTGCAAATGCGGATCAGTGGTTTGAGATCAAGATGCCAGCCCTTAGTGAAACAAATTTTGTTCATGCAGATATAAACGTGCCAGACAAGTTAGCAAATGAAGCAGGAATTGATGCAGGCCTTAAGGAGCCTGAGGTACTATTCAAGAAGCTATGGAGCCTATGCAAATGAAGCTGTCAGTGGTGCTGCACGACAAGGGGCCTGCACTTGATCCGGTGAGATGGCCAGAAGAAGATATGGAGAGGCGCAAGGCCTCTAGCGTGGGGCGAGTGTGGCGCAGCCTTTATCAGCAGGATCCTACTGACATTGATGGCAACCTGTTCAAGGAAGTCTGGTGGCAAATCTATGAGACGCTGCCGAGCTTCGTGCGGGTGTGCCTTTATGTTGACAGTGCATACAAGGCTGGAGTGAGCAGCGACTATAGCGTGGGCGCACTATGGGGCAAGTGCTACAATGGCAATGCGTGGCTCATTGATGTGAGGCGCGCGAGGCTTGAGTTTCCTGAGCTGGTCGAGTTTGTCATCAGCATGCGAGAAAAGCATATGAAATATAAGCCACCAGTAATTGTTGAGGACAGGTCATCGGGTCAGGCCCTCGTGCCGATCTTGAGGAAGCGCGGGGTACTTGCCATGCCGTGGAAGCACAACATCAAGGGCCTTAGGTCAAGCGCATCGAAGATTGCACGGATGGAGGCGATCACCCCGCTTGTGGAGGCCGGGCGTGCATGGATTCCGGCGCGAGCACCATGGCGAGACGACTGGCTGGCGGAGCATCGGGCCGTGCCGACCGGGGCGCATGACGACATGGTCGATACGACCGTCATGGCCCTCGATCACTTGCTCGGCACTGTGGCCCTTGAGGCCGGGCCGAGCCTCCCATTTCGCGACAAAGATGTGCCTGTGCTTGCCCCTATGGCCGCCGTCAAGAGGAGGCGCGACAGCGAAGAGGACGAGGAGCTAGAACGATGGCGGCAGGCTGGGCTGCTCTAGTGGCAGTGGGCCGGGGCCTTGTGGTGCTAGGGCTTGAGGCTCTAGTGACGGCAATGGCACTGGGCCTTGTGGTATGGGCGCTTGTGGCATGGGGGCTTCTGGCATGGCTGGTATGGGAGGCATGGGAGGTTGCTCTGGCGCTGGCAAGCTAGGCAGGGGCGGGAGTGGCTCGCTCAGGAATGAGGCCGGGGATGCAAGGCTCGTGGCTGGCGGCATGAGGTCCTTCTTGAGCTTGATGGACTCGCGAGTGAGCTTCACGAGTTCGCCGACACTCAGGCCAGCGAGGATGGCTTGGATCTCGCTGTCATTGGGCTTGTCGTAGCGGGTGAGCTTCTCAATGGTCTCGGCCTTTGTTGCGCGGGTGGCCCCAGCGGGCGGCCCTACGGCTGCGGTGACCACGCCTTTGTTGGCCACCATGAGGCTACTCAAGTCTGTTTTTAGCGCGTCGAGTTCCCCGGCGATTCCGAGCAATTTGCTCTTGCGCCCCACTTTGTCCATGATGCTCTGGTAAATCATTGTCTTGTCCTTGTTCTTTGATGTATGCCAATGCCGTGCTTCCACTAAGGAGCGCTGCGGTAAACGGGCCGTTGCGCCGCAGTGTGTCGAGGAGTGTACTTGAGAGCTGAAGGATCACTTCGTCTTCAGTAGGCTCGGAGCCTAGCCTGAGGCCGCCGATTGCGTCGTAGGCCGCGTGCCATGCCTCATGCCAGAGTGTGGCGCGCATGTGGTCTTCGGACTGCTCGGGATTGATGACCACATGGCCACCGATGCAGTCGGTCAGCCCCGCCACGACAAGGCCTTGTGCAGGGGCGTCTGGATCGGAGCTGATCTTTTCCTTGAGCATGATGTCGCTGCATGAGACTCGCCATGTGATGGGGCCGCAGTCAAAGGCAAGCACGTCAGATACTTTCATTGTCATAGTATTAGAGGGCCTTTATGGTGATGGGGTCTGCAAAAGCAGGCTCAAGGGCATCGGGGTTCACGAGCAAGTCAAGGTCGATGCCTTCAGCGGCTGCGAGCCTGTGGAGCCTACTTTGTGCTGGTGTGGGGGCGGGAGGCGGAGGCGGGGGCGGGGGCGTGTATGGCTCATGCGGTGCGAAGACGGGCTTGAGGGCTTCATCGACGACCGCGATATTTTTGAAGCCATAGACATGTGCGAGGGCTTCGAGCCTGTCGGCCACCGCGCATGCACGCTCTAGGCTCAGGCCCGGCTGTCCAAGTGTGGGGCATGTGTCGGGTCCTTCGGGCGAGGCAAACGAGACACGCCATAGGGCACGCTTGGCACGGGCCTCAAGCGCACTAAGAGTCTTCAGGTCCATAGGCTCTAGAGGCCTCCGAGCGTGGGGGCGACAGGTTGCCCCGAGCGCTGAGCACTAGAGGCCATATTCAGGCCACCAAATGGGGAGGTCTGCGGCGTGGGGCCACCGAGCGCTTGGCCGAGGGCCTGCTGGCCGCCGGGGCCTCCGCCCATGGTTGTGCCAAGGCCGGGGGCTGGCGTGCCGGGTGGCGCGATGGCCTGCATGAGGCTAGCCATCCCCGGTGCGCCGCCGGGAATGCCACCTTCGCTTGGTGGGATCACGGCGCCGGGCTGGCCGGGAATGAGGCCACGGGCCGCGAGTTCTTGCTGCAAGGCGGCTGGAGCGAGCGCAAGGTCTGCGGGACTAAGGCTCGTGAGGCCCTTGGCTGCTTCGACATCTGCGCGCTTCATCGTAAGCTCGGCGTCTTGAATGGCCTGTGCCGTGAGCCACTGCTGGATGTCAGGGCTGTTGAGGAACCGCTGGAGGAGTGCGGCGCGCCGATGGCGCTCAGGGTTCTCAAGGCCGAGCCAGCGACTGAGGATCCAGTCCTTGTCGATGTCGAGCCAGCCATTGGTGGTGGCCTGTGCGAGCTGGATGCCTATTTGGGCGGAGGCAGCATCGGCACTGTCGAGCTTCGGTGCGAGCTTCACGCGCACTCGGGCAGTGTGTGCCTGCGCGGGCGTGAGGCTAATCCAGCCACCGACCGCAGTGATCGTGCCACTGTCGCTCATCTCGTCGATGGCTCTGTACACGTAGACGGGCCTGTCGATGTATTCGACAATGCCGTGTGTGGCCTTGAGCACGTTCTCAATTGATCTGTTTTTGCGATTTACGAAGTTGCTGAGCTTCCGCTGGGCGGTCTGGATGAGTGTCACGAGCTGGAAGCCGCTGTTTGTTGCCGAGCCTGCCCATGCGGCTGGGTCGATTGTGTCGCGGCTCACGTACCTTGTGAGCAAGTCATGGAACTCAAGTCCAGCCCTGTATGCATTGAGGTCCGGCTGCACGAACGCGAGCCTTTCGCCGGGGGCAAGGCTGATGACACGGCCCGGCTCCCAGTCGATCTCGCGTGGCGTCATGGTGTCGGGGTCTACGCCGCCGGGCAATTGGCCTGCTGGACCCCACTCGTGCATGAGTACGAGCTGGCCGCGGCCGTAGCGCCGAATGGCAGTGGCAGCTTGGCTAATGGCCTCGTCGATTTGCCGCAAGATCACGAGGCTATTGTCGAAGAGGCCTGCGTACTTGTGGATGAGTGCGGGGTCACTGCCCGTGTCGCCGACGACGACCTCAAAGGGATTGCGGCCTGCTCCGTGCTCAAACGTGTCGAGGATTTCTACATCGCCGGGTTCGATCTGGATTACAGAGACGGGCAGGCTGCTCTGGCTGTCTGGGGCGCTGATCGCGATGTTTCTAGAGAGTGCATATGTGAGGTAGCGCCGATTGCCGAATGTCATGAAGAGCACGAGTGGGTCGTCACTCGGGCTGTCGGCGAGGCTCTTCGCATAGTCGCGTGCTGCCTTTGATGAGGGATACGCAGCGGCTACTTCAGAGATTGGCCTGTGGTACCAGTACACGACATTGGGGTGGCCGTAGAGCCTCGTCCATTCGTCGTCGTCGAACATGGTCTGAGGCGCGGGGCAATGCATCCTTAGGATCGGATTTGGTGCACCACGTGCCCATGAGTCCACTCGCTTGAGGTATGCACTGTCGGCCTCTTTGGGGTCTTGCTCTGGGAAGTCGCGCCAGTATTGCCGCGCCCAGACTACATAAGAGACGCCGCGGCCATAGGCAATGGCGTCGCCATCGACGAGGGCCTGCAAGTCATTGCCACCTGAGTCTTGATACCACGCGGCATCCCATTCTTCGACAGCAGAGGCATCGCGCTGCTTTGTCGGGCCGAGGCCATCGGGCAGGCACTCGAAGCGGGGACTCTCGCCGCTGATGATGCCGACGTATTCGCGCAGCAGTGTCTTGGCAAGGCCCGTGCGGACGATCTCGTGGTTAAGGCTGGCTTCTTCGCCGTTGGGGCCGACAGGATCAATCGCGTTCTCTTGATAGATCACGTCGCGGACTGCGACATCGAGGTCACGCCTCTCGCGCCATCTGTGCCACTGCGCACGAAACCACGAGCTGATCCATTCGGGTGTGGGCTTGGTTGTGCCCGGCAAGACAAATTTGCGCTGTGTACTCATTTTGATCGTGGGCCTCTCTTTTATGAAACGCGGGGACCATTTTTGGCGGCACACCACCCTTTTTAGAAAAGGCATGGGGCTTGGTACGGAATTGTAATGCTCAGTTTTAGGATTTTGCTGCGATTTTTTGTGGGTGAGTAGGGGGGATTTTGTACACGTGCACATCTTCAAAAGGTGTCCTAGCGAGCAGCCAGATTTGAAAATGTGCATATGCGCATAGTGGCATGGGGGCCGGTCGGCAGGGTAGTCTGGCCGCCGTGAGACCAAACCCTACCAGATCACTGTGGCGGGGTCTGGCCGCTTGCCAGATAGTTTCGGCGTCGCCCCGATCTCGACAGACGGGGCGACCCGCAGTGACGTACTGCGGCACACTGGAGCACGGCCAATGGCACGTGTAAGCACGGCGGATCTGGCGGCCCGGATCGACAACCTCGCAGCGGCCGTGACCGCGCAAGGTGAGACACTCGCGAGGATCGCCGACAATGGGGAGCGCCTCCTACAGGCGCTGGAGCGCATGGCAACACCCACGGTCGCACGGGTGATCGAGGGCAAGGTTTCCGTGGCGGCTCAGATCGGCAGGGCACAGGCTAAGGCGCTCCCGCGCAGGGTCGAGGGCACGATGACCCCGGTGGTCAATCTGGCCATCGGTGACCGGGTCAGGTTTAGCGCGGTCACTCGCACGACCGCAAGCGCGAAGATCATGTCCGTGGACGGCGACAAGCGCAAGGACACGGGCGCGGTCGAACCCATCGGGTCTGGCAATCTGGCCAGCATCGAGGGCGTGGTCCGGGGCATCGCGGGTAAGGTGTGTGTGACGGTCGAGGTCGCACACGGCGCGGGCAAGGTTCTCCAGATCTGGGTCCGCAAGGATCAGGAGATCGAGCGCATCGCGACCGCGTAACACACAAGGGCGGGCACGCAAGTGTCCGCCCAACACTCTTGCACACAGGGAGCATGAGCATGAGCATCGCAGTCACTCTCCAAACCGTTCCGTTCGACGCGGTCACGCTCGACCGCACGTTCGAGGACTTGACCAAGCGCGAACAGCGCCTCACGAAGTTGATCGACGATACCGAGGCGGCCTTGTCAGTGGCGAACGCGGAGGACTGGTTCAAGGCGAGTGTCAACAAGTTGGTGCAGCGCACGATGCACCAGAAGTTGCAGAACCTGCGCGCCAAGAGGTCCGACATTCGGACGCAGCGCGCCACCGTCAAGAATGTGCTTGACGCGGTGGTTGAGGCACACATCGAAGCCGAGGTCGTGCTCACGAAGGAGGGCAAAGCATAGCACGGAGCACACAAGGGCACGGCACGGGGCAGGCCGCACACTGCCCCACACACCCACACGGAGGAACGGCAATGGACATCGTCGGATACGGCCCCATGTTCAGGGACCAAGAGGACTTCGCGGCGGACGCTGAGTGGCGGAAGTGGGTCGAAAGCCCCCAAGGGCGCGAGGCATTGAAGACCCAGCGCGAAGAGGCACAGGCAGAGCACGAGGCCAAGATGGCTTCGTGTGCATCATACCGCTTGATGCAAGCCGAGATCGAGGCGGCACTGTCCGCCTCTGCGCCCGGCGAGTACGTCCTCGCTTCAGAGTGGCGACCGAACCGTTTCCGTTAGGCACCCATGCGGTTGGCAGATCCGCATGTAAAACTGCCACACACAAGGAGGCACAGGCATGAACGCTATTCTCGCGCAGTATCGCGGCGATGTGATCTTCACGTCGCCTGAAACGGCCGGTGCTCTGGGCCGGACGTTCGCCGGGGCGGACGTCGTGCTCGGTCCCGAAGGCACGGTGACGCAAGTCATCGTGCACAACCGCTTGGATGGGGTGCGCATCAAGCGCGCCATCTTGCGGCGACTGCGGGGACAGTTCGTAGCGGTCTCAGAGCGCCAAAGCCGCGCACTCTAGGCACCCATGCGGTTGGCAGATCCGCATGTAAAACTGCCACACACAAGGAGGACTTCACGTGCGTATCACTGTGGCAGATAGCGGGGCGGCCTACAAGGCCGTCTGCATGATGCACGAAAGTGCACGACGGTCGTTCGATGTGGTCCTGATCCATGCGGGCGACGCACGAGCCGACGTGCTCGTGCATGGTCCCGAGATCGGGGCCGCACTTGCGGCGGTTCGAGTACTCCGTGCGCTCTTCAAGCGCTGCGGTGTGAAGAACACCGTGGCAATCGAACTCTAGGCGACCGCGGTTGGCAGATCCGCGTATGTAAAACTGCCACACACAGGAGGAACGAGCCATGTCCGCGATCCCGATGCCCACGATGGTGTACGTGCCGCAGGAGATGACGCACGAGAGCGTCAAGGACTTGAGGCTGATGCTTCGGCATCAAGATGTTCGTATCGTGCGCTCGAACGATAGCAGCATTCGCATCGAGGGTGATGCGCTGCGTGCTCCGCGTGTGCAGGCAGCGCTCGGCACGCGATGGTATAGCCGCAACATGATTGACGGCGCTACGCAGTACAACATCTGGCAGCGCGGGCAAGCGCTCAAGGATGCCCTTGATGCGAGGGCAAGGCGCGAGGGGGCCGGTCGGCTCTGGGGCGATGAGACACCCGAAGAGATGCGCCTTGATGAGGCCATGGGCGGAAGGCACTTCGCGTGGCAGCCCAATGTGCTGGGGCGGATCGACGCCATCGCCACCACGTGCCCGATGTGCTTTGCGAGGACCACTTATGGCAGTGCATGCAAAGTCCATGCGCACGAAGTGTACCGCGAAAGGTTGCGCGAACAGATCCGCGAGGCAGAAGCGGAGGCACTGGACCTTGAGAGGCGGGCGGTCCGTGCGAGGGCATGGCTCGACAGGCTGCGCGAAGAACTGGAGGCTGCCAGTGCCTAAGCGTGCACCGAGTGGTCGCACAGAAGGGCCGCATACGATGACGTACATGATCTATGTGCCACGCAAGTGGCGCATAGTTCTTGATGCGTGGCGCGAGGCCATTGCGCGCAGTGATCCACACATGCGGATCTACATAGGTGCCACGCTCAAGGAGGACGTTGGCTATGTAGGCATTACATGTGTGGACGACGCCGTCGCGGAGGCATTGACCGCGTCGCTCTGCCGTGCGTTTGAGGCACGCATGAAGGGCACAACATGGATTGCGCTCGACAGACCATAAGGAGGCACAGGATGGCAGACACATGGCGCATTCTGCTCTCGGGCATCAAGTTCGACATGGACACTGCGGCCGATCCCGACATGCTTGAGGAGGCATACGTGCTAGGGCTTCCCAAGTGGGCAGTCATTGAGCCTCAAGACGTGAAGCACTTGGGCGCGCAGTTTGCGGATGCGATTGACGCGGCAGACGATGGCTGGCTCGTGACGGAGAGCCTCGCGTTCGTCACAGAGACCTATGGGTTCTGCATTCTTGACGCAACCATCGTGCTGGAAATCTCGCGCGAAGGTAAGACAATCGACGTTGTGGCATTGGCACAAGGAGGCAGGGCATGAGTGACTACATGTGGAGGCGCAAGTTCGTGCTTGCGGGGCGTGCGCTTGGTCTCATCATGCGAGAGTGCACGGGAGATCCGTACTCGCATGTCAAGAACATTGTCAACAGGTTCACGGATGCGCTAGCCGATGAGCGGCCGAGTGGCATTCGGCACTTCGACAGCATCTATGTGCAGTATGCGTCACCTTATGACAGTGGCTTCATGCCACGCGAGAAGGTAAACATTGGCCTCGCGCTCAACATGAACGCATCGTACTCAGTCATGCAGGGACGCTTGCCACAGCACCCTGCGATTGTCACGCATCAAGACTTGCTTGAGGATAGCCACTATGCGAAGTGGCTTGTCTACAAGATGCGCGGGCAAGACTTCTTCGACGTGCGAGAGTGGCACGTCGATCTGTGCCTTGAGGAGCCAGACGAAGATGTGATACACAAGTGGCGGCTCGCGGAGGACAAGGCCATTGCATATGCAGTGGCTCAATCGGAACAGACCGCACTGTCGGTGGGAGAATAGAGCGCATGTACACATACAGCAACCTCGAGTACGTCGTAGAGATCCAGATGACGGATCGCACGCGGGGACAAGAGCATGTCCTCGACGACATTCGCGGGGCCGCCATAAGCGGTCGGCTCAGCCAGTACCTGCGCCCAGTTCCAAGCAGCATCTGGCTGCCGCAGTACAACCTCATGCGTCCGAGGTACTACGACGACGCACTTGAGGCATGGAAGGCCGACGCATGGGGCGGCATGGCCATTGATCCAGCACACGACACGAGCATCGAGATCGACAAGGACGACATGGTTACGCTGCGTCTGCACCTCACGCAGACCGCATGCGTCAAAGCGCCGAAGGGACTGATGCGCGACATTGCGCAGGCTGGCTGGCGCGTGCGGACCGTCGTGCACTGCCATGGCACGCCCATGGTGGAGCATTGGGACTGCTTCCTTACGGCGGGGGCAAGCCTCGGTGACTTGCGAAGCGCCGCCACTCTGAAGCGAGGACGCGCATGGGCGCGTGAGGCTGATGGCTTCATGCGCGGGATGGATTCTGTGTCCAAGAGCAGCCACTCGTGGCGGGGCATCGTGTGCCTTGGCGAGTGCGAGAGCGGGTTGTACTTCTCAGGCGACATGCGTAAGGAGGTGCACGCGTGAACATAAAGCGTTGGAGGCGCTACATGAAGGGTCTGCGGCACGCACGGGGGCTTGATGCCGAGGCGACTGGAAAGGAGGCAGTCGTGTACGTCTGGAACCCGGAGGTAATCCGGGGCATCCTTGACGTGCGGCTAGATAGCGCGCGTGTCGAAAGCGCAGACATTGTGGAACTCTACCACACGCTCGTGCCACTGGTGCAGAGAGAACTTCAATATGCGCGCATGCGTATTGACGAAGTTGTGCTCAGCACTTTGCATGAGTACTGCGAGAAGTACAAGGAGGCCAATGATGCGTGACTTGTTTGATGTGACCATTCCGGGTGTACCAGAAGGCTGGTACGAGACGCTTATGTGCGACATCCAATGGGATATCACTGCGCCCATAAGCGTGTACGATGCCAACTATCAGCCAAGGAACACGGTAAAACCGGAGATAAAGTACTACAGCCTCACGCCTAAGGACTGGCGCGAAGTGAAGAGGCTGCCCCGTGCGCTATACGTGAGGTATCCGCTCGACAAGGGGATCACGCCTGACTACATGACCCGTGTGGTTGAGGACCACTACGGGTGGTACATCTCTGGGGCAACGTGGGCGTCCGCGATGCGAGAGACATGGAACGTGGCCGCAAGGGACGCGGATGCCCATGGCGTGAAGACTGCGTGGATACGAAAGGGGGTGCTGGTATGGCGCTAAGTGTGGAGATCTATCCTCGCATAAGCGGGGAGCGGTGCGAGGAGAATGTGGGTGGTTGCCGCATCGTGGCGGTCTGCACACAAGATCCAGAGCACTGGTGGGACTACGAGACCGTCACATGGCGGATCACCAAGCACAATGGGAGGAAAGTGGCCACGGTTGGCCACTTGGAGTGCACGCATGGCAAGACCACGGTGAGCGTGTCGCAAGTTCGTCCCACGTGGGATGACCTCACGTGGTTCGAGAGCGATGGGGTCTCGCCCACCACGTGCGAGGAGGCGTGCGAGGTGGAGCCAGATGGCTCATGTGAGCACGGCCACCGTGCATGGACGTGGCTCGCAGTTGGCTTTGCCTAGTGACCATATGCACAGTCACTAGTGTGTGTACGCATGGCGCATGGGAGGACACAAGAGCATGGCACTGAGCATCTTCGCGCGGGTCGGGCGGGCAATCAAGCGTGGGCTTGGGCTGCACATGATCGACGCGCAAGGTGTGGTCACCTTGCAGGAACTGCACAAGGTGATCGACGAGATCAAGGCACTCAAGTACGAGGTGCAGGTCCTCGGTGACGACGCGCGCATGGGGCGCATTCATGCTGCCGAGCATCAGGATAACCTGTTCAACCAAGTGAATAATGCGTACGCCTCGATCCTCGACCTTCAGGTGCAGATTTCCGACATCAAGTACAAGATCGGTGAAGTTGTCGATACTAGGACGCAAGTCTACAAGGTGGAAGACAGCATCAGCACTGTCATATTCGTGCTCGAAGAACTCAAGTCAGACATCGCAGGCGTGCGCGATGTGGTAGACGGGCTTGAGACTGACCCTGTTGGGAAGGTGGCGGAGGCTCTGGCCGAGGCCGCACGTAACTTGGAGGTGCGATAACATGGGCGGCATTCGTGGCGACGAGACGCTTGATCCGAGCCTCATGTACGTGGCGCATGGGAAGGCCGTGCCCACGTATGGGGCACTGCTTGAGTTGGCCCATAAGTGTGGCCTCACTGGCATCAAGACCATGCTCGTGCAGGCACCGGGACCGACAAACGGCGGTCTCGCAATCGTGCACGCGACTGCCGTGTTTGTGGTGGACGGTACGTTCGCTGACTACACGGGTCTCGGCGATGCAAGCGTCGCAAACGTGGGCCGCGGGGTTGCCCCGCATATCGTGCGCGTGGCTGAGACTCGTGCAAAGGCGCGGGCGTTGCGCGACGCATTGTGCATTACAGACGCCGCCCTTGAAGAGATGGGCGGGGCCGATCTTGTGGGCGATGACAAGCACATGGTGATTGAGGATATTCCAAGTGCACCTAGCGCCGTGGCATTCGCACCCAGTGCCAGCGAAGCGCGGCCAGCAAGCGACAAGCAAGTCGCGTACTTGAGTACACTGGCGGCTCGTGCGAAGACAAGCCTTGATGCACTGGGATTCGATGGCACAAGCACGAGTGCAAGCGCACTGATTGAGCGCCTGAAGGGAGGAAAGTAAGGTGACGTATGAAGAGGCACGGGCGGCGGTCCTTGCAGAGGCACGCGAGGCACTCAAGGCACGGATCGACATAGCACGGAGCCGGTCCCAAGAGGCTCGGGCCATGAGTCGTGCGACCATGGGTCTCGATGGGGCGGAGAGTGCACGCGAAGTGGACACGGTGGTTCGTGGCCACACACGGGTGTTGCCGGGCTTGCAAGAGGCACTGGGTGTGCTGGCACTCTTGGCAGAGAATGGAGGCAAGTAAGTGGCAAAGCGCAAGTATTCGTACTTGCAGTGGCACGCGACGGGTGGCTACCCTGTCGTGCCGGGCACAAGCCATGGGCTATTGACTCGCACAAGCAAGATGCCATCGAGATCATGGGGCATACCCGCACTAGGGAGCCTCGTGACTGGGAGCGATGGCGGCAGGCTCGCGGTGCGGACATGCTCTGGTGCTGTGCTCAGGCACAAGAGTCTGAATGTGGCCGACAGAGGGTTCGTGGCCGAGGACATTGATCCGAAGCGCTTCGTGTGTAGTGTGTGCTATCCGAGGGCCAAGACGAGCCACTACAGATACGCACCGGCCAAGGCATGCCACAAGGCGCGGCTTGAGTGGACCCTGCGATGCCTTGAGAATGAGCATAGCAAAGACTACTGGGTGGCATATGTGGCAGAAGCCATGCGCTGGTCTGCCAATGAGCGTGGCACTGGTCTCGTGCGCGTACACGACCAAGGCGACTTCTTCAGTGCGGCCTACGCATGGGCGTGGGTCGCTGTCGCCGAGACCGTGCTCTTGCATGAGCCAGACGTGCGGCTCTGGTTCAGCACGAGGAGCCACTACAGGCGCGGAGACATGAGCGAGCACGAGGCACGCGAATATGAGGGCACCATGGAAGCCATGCGTGCACTCGATGGGCTGCCCAATGCTGTGGTGCGGCCGAGCGCACTCGTGACTGTGTACGGTGACGAGGAGGCCTTGTATGAAGGGCTGCACTTGCCGCCGGAGGTGCCGGGCCTGAGCGCAGGCACGATGGTGCTCATTGATGGGGTGCCTGTGCCAGATGGCGTGCACTTGTGTCCGAGCCATGAGCAGAACAGCAAGTGCTTCGGCGCAAGTGTTGGCGGCGTGGACTGCGACACGTGCTGGAAAGGGCATGTGCCCGTCGCATACAAGGGGACCGGCGACATCAGGCGGGAAAAGCCACTCACGAAGGAGGTACATGATGAGGCACTGGTCGGGGTATAAGAACTGGCAGACCCACGCCATCATGACATGGGACATCATCGGACAAGATCTGGCCACGCTCAATGCCATCGAGGACACTGTGCACAATGCGCTCATGCGTGGGCCTGATGACTCGATGGCTGACAGGTACCTTACGCACAGTGAATGGCTCTTGCAGGAGGTGGGGCGCATCATCAAGGAGGCCCTTGAGGACGATGCCATGCTCGGTGTCTTCTCGCACGCACGTGTCTCAGACGATGCGCGCTGGGTCGAGGACATGTGGCGTGGCACGTTTGATGACGTGGCATGGACAGAGATCGCCATTGCGAGCATAAAGGGGTCCGAGACGTGGGCTAATGCAAGCGAGGCATGGCAGGAGGAGATTGATCGTAGGTACAAGATTGAGCATGGGCGCGGGGCTTGACATCCGTGGCATGAGATTGCTAGCATCACGACAGAAAGGGGCGCACTATGTCTACAAAGCGCAGCGCATGGAGCAACACGAACAGCGAGTTCCTTACCGTGCCTCAAGTGGGGCGGCTTCTCGGCATCCCGTATAACACGGTGCTCAAGATGGTCAAGACGGGCGTGATCCCCGGCGCGTTTCGCATCGGGCGACGCACCCTCTACAAGCGGGCCTCAGTCGAGGCATGGCGCACGAGTGCCTAAGGCACGGGCGCGCACACTCGGCATCCACTGGCCGTCCCAGCAATGGGGCGGCCTTGCTGTTTCTGGCACACAGGCCATAAGGCATAAGGCACACAGGCACAAGGAGACACAAGCTATGGGCGCTCGTGAATGGACTGCGGAAGAGACCCTTGAGCTGGCGCTGCTCTTGCATAGTGGCCTCAGGCACCTTGCCTCTTATGACGAGGACAGGGCACGCAAAGAGAATGAGGTCGGCTTCAATGCACGCGACACGGAGTTTGGCCATAGGCTTGCGGGATCTGATCCGCATGGCTGGTCCCCGAAGATGATCGAGATCGCATTCAAGATGGCCCGCACGTATAGCCGCACTCAGTTGCGTGGCCTCGGCATCGACTGGTCTCGGCCGTATGTTGCGACAGAAGCGGCAACCGACGCATGGCGCAAGGGATCGAGGCCTGCCATCGCGCGAGTCGTCCTTGGCAAGAATAGCCGGGGCGAGGAGGGCATGGTCTTTGAGTTCACATATAGTGCGGCCCATGTGGCGAGCCTCAAGGCTGCTCGCGCATGGTTCATGCCGGAGAGGACAAGCCGCGGGGCTGGCGCATTGTCCGCATGGTGGGCGGCCTTCGACAATGTGGCCGCACAAGAGCTTGCCCAGTCTGAGGGCTGGGACATGAGCGACGGCATCATGCTCAAGATTGCAGGTGCTGTCTCCAAGGCACTTGGGCTACCGAGAGTGCGAGGGCCGCAGGCACCAGATGCACTTGACTTCACGGGGCTTGAGTCCCTTAGGCCCTTTCAAGTGGAGGGTGCGACGTGGCTTGTGCGCCAAGGCCGTGCAATCCTAGGCGATGACATGGGCACGGGCAAGACACTTCAAGTGCTCGCTGCCACACAGGCTGCGGGCGCATGGCCATTGCTCGTGATCTGCCCCGCTGTCGTGAAGCTGAACTGGGCGAAGGAAGTCTTCAAGTGGCTGCCGGGCAGGAGTGTGAGCGTACTGGGTGTGAAGCGCGCGAGTTGCGTGCTCGATGGTGAGGCACGGTCCATTGAGTGCGGGAACATGGATGCCGATGTTGTGGTCGTGAACTACGACATCGTGGGCAAGTACCGCGAGGCCCTCGGCGCCAAGGCATGGGGTGCAGTGGTCTGCGACGAGAGCCATTACCTCAAGACGCACAATGCGTTGCGTACCAAGCATGTGACGTGGCTCATGACGGGCTACGACAAGGACTTGAAGCGGCGCACGAAAGATGCCGTGCCATATCGGTGGCTCTTGAGTGGCACGCCCATGCTCAATCGGCCGATTGAGCTTGTGAGCCAGCTCACGATTATCGACAGGCTACAGGAACTCGGTGGCTTCAAGAACTTTGTGGCTACGTATTGCGACGCAAAGCACAACGGCTTCGCATGGGACTACAGTGGCGCAAAGAATATGGCGGGCCTCGGCGTGGCCATGAAGCGCATCATGCTCAGGCGCACGAAGGCCGAGGTCCTGCCGGAGTTGCCACCGAAGAGCCGCGAGTACTTGAGTGTGGGCCTCGCGAATGAGGCCGAGTACCGGCGCGCAGAAGGGGCCGTCGCCAAGTGGATCGGCGAGTGCCACGCGAAGGATGCCGAGTTCATGGAGGGCCTCTACGCACAGGCCGCAGAGGCAGGTCTCGAAGGCGAAGGCTACGAGGCATTTATGGCAAAGGCCATCGAGGCACGCGAGAGATCCGCGACGAAGCGTGCCGAGAGGGCCGAGGCTCTCGTGCGATTCACCGCACTCAAGAGGCTGGCCGCAAAGGGCAAGTTGCCCGCAGTCATTGAGTGGGTGCAGGACTGGCTTGACTCAAACGAGGGGCGCAAGCTCGTGATCTTTGGCCACCATGTCGAGACCGTGCGGGAACTTGCGGTCGCATTCGGGAGCCGCGCCATCGAGGGGAGCACGAGCGCACAGGACAGGCAGGCCTATGTCGATGAGTTCCAGACGGACCCGAGTGTGCGCGTGATCGTCGCCAACATTCAGGCGGGTGGCGTGGGCATCACACTGACTGCGGCATCTGACGTGCTGTTTGTCGAGCAGCATTGGAATCCCGGCACGCACGATCAGGCGGAGGATCGCGTGAACAGGCTGGGTCAGAGCCGTGCATGTGTGGCATACTACATGATTGCAGAGGGGACCATTGATGAAGAGATCGCAAGCATGATCGAAGGCAAGCGAGCGATTGTCGCAGAAGGCACAGGCGACGAGGGCGCATTGAAGACACTCGGCACATGGCTGAGTGCGCGAGGAGGCAAGTGATGAGCATGCTCGGTGCGATGGTCGTGGCTGGTGGCATTGGCGTGGCCATTGGCGCGGGCCTTATGGCCTTTGCGATCTGGCAGTGGCGTGACTACGAGGCACTTAGAGTGCGCATGCTCAAGCGGCTTGAGGGGCCGCGAGAGCCAGTGCCTGTGAGGTACGGCCCGTTTGTGAGTGGGCGTGCGGGAACCTTTGGCGTAGGCAAGGGCGGCTATGAGGCGCGACGAAAGGGAGTGTAGCCATGGCTTCTATGGACAGGGACTACGATGCGCGCGTGCAGTACGGTGGCGACAAGGCTCTCGAAGAGGCACACGCAAGCGGCATGGCCCACGCACTGGGGATCGCACGCGAGGTATGGCAGGCCCTCATTGTGAAGCAGGGCTGGCAGGAGGAGCGCAATGTAGAGGCCTCTAGGCAGACCGCACAGCGAGCACGTGGCGCATGGAGTGTGGTGGTTGCAATCGAGGCGGCGATGGCCGTGGGAGACTGGGAATGATTGTGCACGAGGAATCGGCATACGAGGCGCGATGCAAGGCCTTTGGCATCGAGCCACTGCTTGAGGTGTCGTGCCCGTTTGACAAGGAGCTTGAGCCTTGGGTCGCAGGCAAGTACGGCGAGGCCATGTACGCAGCCGTGGTGCTCGGCGACCATTGGGTTGCATGGGAATGTGCAATGGAACTCGGCATTGGTCTGGCGTGGCATCTTACGAGCCAGTGGAATGAGCACGTGCACTGTGAGGCATGCCATAGGGTGGCCGAAGAGTTGCGTGAGATTGAGGAGGCACGGCTTTGAAGATCGCACTGATGGCGGACATCATTGATCGCGAGACTCTGCACGAGGTGCTGGCCGACTGGGAGGGTCGGCTGGCAGACGGGGCCGCAGAGACGGCGACAGAGGCAGTGGCACTCTTGAGGAGGCTCTTGACTACAGAGTGTGAGCGAGAGTACGAGCGTGAGCGTGAGGCCTATCGCGAGGCCTACGAAGAGGCCTATGCAACATGGGAGGACTAGCAATGGGACGGACGCTGGCTGAGTTCGAGGCGGAGGATCTCTTGCGTGAGCTGCACATGAGGGGGTACTTTGCGCTTGTGTCGTGGAGCAGCGACGAGCTTATCGACGAGATCGAGCTTCAGGCCTACAATCAAGGTCTCGTGAGCCATGACGATGAGGCACTGGAGGCACGTGCTCAGGCGCACTTCTCACCATCCATGAAGCACAGGCTTGAGTCGTCGATGGTGGAAGCGGCATACGAGCTTTTGCGCGACGCCGCCGAGTCGATTGTGGATGACTTGCGCGAGGAAGGAATCTTGGGGACGCAGGAGGCCCCATGCCAATGAATATATTCGTGCTCGACACAGATCCGAGGCGGGCCGCCGAGTATCATGCCGACAAGCATGTGGTCAAGATGGCTGTCGAATACAGCCAGATCATGAGCACGGTTGCGAGGCACGCAGGTGCAAGCGAGCCATGGGTGGCCGAGATGTACAGGCCCACACATGAGAAGCACCCGTGCGTGGGCTGGGCTGCCCATGCCAAGAACTTCGAGTGGCTCATGGATCTGGCACACTGGACAGGAAAGGAGTACACACACAGATACGGCAAGATACACAAGTCAAGCGGCCTTGTCCCCATGTTTAGGGACTGGTATGCGTGTGAAGGCAAGAGCCTCATGCTCAAGGGGCGGACGCCATGGGTGCAGGCCATGCCAGATGAGTACAAAGGGCCGGATGCTGTGCGCGCATACAGGACGTACTACACACATGGCAAGGAAGGCATAGTCGCGTGGGCTAAGGCAAGGCCCACGCCATGGTGGTATACGAAAGGGGGTGGCCATGGCTGACAAGAGGCTCATCGAAGTGATCGCGGCCAAGCTCAAGGACCAAGAGGAGTTGCTTACTGAGCGGTTCTACATCGTGGGCGAGGGCAATGGGGCCGAGATCGAGGCGGCACTCAAGGCCGAGATCAAGCGTGAGACTGGACGCGAGGCCACGCACGTGGCATGGAGTCCTGTACGGCGAGTGACTGAAGAGGAGGCACGGCGCTATGATGCTGGCAGATGAGGCGATCAGGTCCGCGTGGAAGGCAGGGCGACTGAAGATCGAGCCATGGGATGAGGCATGCTTGCAGCCAGCATCGTATGAGCTGAGGCTCGCTGGGAGCCTTGTGTACTGGGATGAGGCAGGGGCGAGCCGCGTCACGAACTTTGAGAACTACACACTCTTGCCGGGACGCTTCGTGCTGACAAGTACGACCGCACGCATTGGGCTGCCATATGACGTGGCCGCACGGGTCGAAGGCAAGAGTAGCCTCGGCAGGCAGGGCCTCTTGATCCATGCCACGGCAGGCTGGATTGACCCCGGCTTCGAGGGCGAGATCACCCTTGAGTTCAAGCACCTAGGCAATGAGCCGATTGGCCTGAAGGCAGGCATGCGTGTGGCCCAGCTCTGTTTCTTTCAGACGACAGGGTCGGCACGGCCGTATGGCCATGAGGCACTGGGCAGTAAGTATCAAGGGCAGGTCGGGCCGACAAAGGCTCGGGGCTAGGCGCATGTGCATGGGGGCCATGGAGCCGAGAGTGGGAGTCGAACCCACGACTGGCGGTTTACAGGACCGCTGCTCTGCCACTGAGCTATCTCGGCGTGGCCCCCGTGGGACTCGAACCCACAGCCCAAGGATTAAAAGTCCCTTGCTCTACCGTTGAGCTAGGGGGCCGCATGAGGAGGATACCATGGCATACTCGGGTGATGACGTGACCAAGCCAAGCTGGCATGCGAGTGTGCGGGTCGGTGGCTTCGACGACGAGTGGCTGAAGTGGGAGGGCGTGGATCGCGCACACATCTTGCACGAGATCGTGAACATCAACGATGCGCCCTATGAGGTGCCAGTCGTAGACAAGAACTACGTGAATTGGTGGCCAAAGGGCTGGAGGCTGGGGCTTGTACGGCCCTCGTACTTGTGGACGCTCATTGCCATGAACGCACACAAGGGGCTGACTGTCAGGGCCGTTGATGATGACCTGACTGTCGTCACGAGGGCGACTGATCCGCTCCTTGTGTGGGATGCAGTGGCGTCATTTGCGGCGACTGTTGATGAGACCCTTGTGATCTACAGCAAGGGGCCTAAGCCCGTGAAAATCAGGCTCACCCCTGATCGCGATGTCATGGCCACGTGCTACGAGCTAGATTCCGTGACTGGTGCAGATGGCGACCCGCTCGATGGCGATGGCGAATGGCCCGAGGGGGTGGAGTGCGCGAAGCTCGCATGGGACTTGGCGTGGAAGAGGCGTGAGCTATGAGGACATAAGTCCGTAAGGACGTGAGGCGGCGCGCGTGGTGCCTCGGGCGCGGGTCGAACGCGCGACCGTCCGCTTAGAAGGCGGATGCTCTGTCCACTGAGCTACCGAGACGCGCCCATGGTAGGCCCGGCGGGAATTGAACCCGCGGCCACTGACTTATAAGGTCAGTGCTCTCACCACTGAGCTACGGGCCGCCACCCTAGGCAAGGAGAAGCATACATGATCGCGATGACGATTGGCCTGCGCGTGTTCATGGTCGTGCGGGCATTCGGGCCGGGCCACTATGAGCTGAGCATGGCGACAATGGCAGCATTGGTGGCCGACATCAGTCCGAAGCTGGCGGCCGAGGAGGTTGACCCCGTCGAGATTCTTGAGGCACTCGCATGGCTCGACAGTACTGATGAGGCCATGGCCAAGGAGACTGGGTCGGCACGGACGTTTGTGTTTCTCAGCATGAAGCAGATCGGTGATGGCACCTCTGTTTCTTGGCATGAAGCAGATCGCAAGTGGCATGGGTCTGACTACTCTAGGGTCGTGGCAGTCTTCGAGCGAGAGAACCCAAGCCTAGGAAGCCGCTTCATGGCGGATCTCTTTGGGTCTGAGTACCCTACAGTCGTTGGCGAGACGGTGTTGTAGGCTACTCGGCCCAGATTGTAGGCTACTTGGAGGCTACTTCTGCATGAATTGCATGGCACATAGAAGCAAGCCTGATCTGGAACTGTAGGGTAGTAGCCTACTTTTAGAAGTGCTGGTATATTCGTGTGGGTGAAAAGAGTTTGACCCCCGTATATAGTACGGGGGGCGAAGAGGATTGGGCCTCGTGCAATGGGTCGCCTAAAATAGGAAAGTTGCCGAGTAGCCTACAAGCCAAGGAGAACTGCATTGAACCGTACCGACATGCTTGACAAGGACAGCGAGGCAGGGGAGCACCTGCTTGAGACTCTTGCTCGGATCGAGGCGGGGCTACTTGAAAGTAACCGTGTGTACACCAAGCTCCTGTCGCGAGTGGCAGTCATCAAGGTGACAGTCGATGACATTGAGGCGAAAGTCAAGAAGCACGACGCCGAGCTTGTAGAGACAGGCAAGCTGTGCGACGAGCTGATCGGCGGCCTGCGCGATGTCATGGAGGCGACCCTCAACATGCAGGGCAAGAGTCTCAGTGACGCCGAGGGACTTGCGCCCGACGAAGAAGGCATGCTATAGTCTGCTGTCGCGGACTGGCGATGGTGTCACCAGCCTGTTGCTGGTGGGATCGGCAAAGACCCAACAATTGAATAGCGCGCTCTTGGGCCAGCCATTTCCCCCGATGGCTGGTCTTTTTTTTATGTCCTCCGTTTCTACAAGTAAGGCTTATTGCGGAGGACACCAATGACGTTTACATCACGAGGCTTCGGTATCAGAACCAATGCTGACGCACAGAAGGCGCGGCTTGATGAGCTTGCAAGGAGAGTAAACCTAGGGAAGCCTGAAGAGCAGGCCCCTACTGGCCCCACGGCCGCGGACTACAATGCAGTCGCAGGCCTTGTGCCTGAGGCATTCCCTGCTGGCTTCGAGCCACTGCCCGAGCGTCCAGTCGATCCAGAGCAGGCAGCCATTGATGCCGCAAGAGCCAGAGCATCGGCGTACCTGAGCGCGCCAGACAACGCTGCGATGCAGACCACAGACATTGGTGGCACGCAAGTCAGGTCATTGAGGCCGGGCATGACATGGAACTTCACGCCCGAAGAGGCAGCCTCGCGTATCGACACGTTCGAGTCCGCAATCAATGCAGGCGTGAACCTCACACCTGCCGAGCGCGAGGAGTACATGGCGGCACAGGCCACCCCCGGCGTGAACATTCGCAAGGGTGGCTGGGACACGGCAGGCAGGAACCTCTTTGTCGGCGCAACGGGAGGCGTGGCTGCCCCCATTGGCGGTGCCATGCGCTTCATTGGCGAGAATGCTGGCGTGCCGGGCATGGCAGAGAGCGGGGCAGCCATCGAGGAAAGCGCGGCTGGGCAACAGGCCCGCTTCAATCCGCCGACAAAGGAGCAGCTCGACAAGGCGACGGGCGTGCCTGAGCCGAAGCCAGAGTGGGGGGCGAACAGCCTGTTCCAAGTCAACACATGGACGGACGGGCGCATGCTTGACCCGAAGTGGTGGGAGGCCCTCGGCGCACAGAACTGGGTCAAGACGACAGGCATGCAGGGGCTTGGCTCATTTGCTGGAACTGCGCTTGTTACCGCGCCCCTTTCCATGGGGGCGAGCGCACTGCTTGAAGCGCCCATGCTTGTCGTTGGTGCGCGCTTTGGACTGAAGCCCGGTGTCATTCGAGGCAGCCTTGAGATTGCCGACAGGCTTGGCCTTGGTGGGGGCGATGTCGTTGACGCACTCACAGAAGCAGCAACTGCATATTCAGATGCAAGACGTGAAGGCAAGTCTATAGACGAAGCAAACAGAATTGCCGGTCAAGTCAGTGCCATGAATGTGGCGACGAATGTTGCGCTTGGCTCTGCCGGTGAAGTTGCAGCCAAGCTCAAGGGTGCAGGCATGGCGGCACGGAAGCTCAACAATTTGCTGAGACGTAGCCCCGTGCCTGTTGAGACGCAGCTCGCGACCGCAGAAAGAATGGCATCAGAAGGACTCATTCAAAAAGTCATCCTTGATAAGGTCAAGTCTGCAATTATTGCAGGTGCAAGAGAGGGACTTCAAGAGGCGCAGCAAGGCAACATTCAGGACACGGCAAAGGACGACACGCCATGGGATGTCATGCGTGCGTACACGAGCGGCAAGTACACGGACGACATGCTCGCTGGCGCATTGCTTGGTGGGGGCAGCCGCTTTGTCGGATCAATGCGGACGATGGCAAGGCCAAGCGGTGCGCTCGGCATCATGTCGCAGCCACAGAAGGCACAGATTGAATCTGTGATTGGCGACAATCCTGTATTCAAAAACCTCCCTGAAGAAAGCGCATCAAGACTTGAGGATCTGAAGAGTCGAGTATCTTCAGGACAAGTGTCTTTTGATGATGGAGTACGAGAGTTAGTTGACATTGCATTTGAATTGCCATCTGAACATTTTGATGCAATCAGACCAAAACTTGACATGCTTGAGGAGAGCGCTGCCGAAAGTGCGACTCAAGAAACAGGAGGTGGTGGGGGCGCACCTCCGACACCGCCACCTACAAAGACGGGCGGAACACCAGTAGATCCAGAAGAGGAGCGCATCAGAAGGCTCATGGATCTAGATGATCCACTCAGGCCGGGGTCAAAACTTATAGATAGATATAGAAGTCTTGCAAGTCAGGCTCGTCAAGGTGTGCTTACAGCAGATCAACTAAGAAATGATTTGTTTGATCGTATTCAAGATGATAGCAATCTTGATGATGAAGGAGTTAGCGCTCTTACAGATGCATTGCAAAGTCTTGATATATCTGCTCCACAAAGTGAAGCAGTAGCAAATGCAGAAAGAATGTACGCTGCAAGAGATAGGGAAACAGAGGAAGTAATCACACCGGAACCTCCAACAAAAAGCTCGTCAAGCATAGCACCTAGTGCAGCTCAAACACCTAGTACTGCTAGGTTTACGAAGCCAGAACAGACTATTCCTACAGAGCAAGCGGATGCAGAAGTTCGCAAGGCAGTAGACGAATTCCTTGCACAGAATCCTGACATTAAAATATCTAGAGATATTATATACGATCAAAAGTATAAAGATTTTGTGCAAGAATTAACTAATAAATATAATTATACAAGTATATATGCACCTCCTGAGTATAATGAGTTTGCTCCATGGAAAGTTCCACAAGACTCTGCACGTATGGCTATATATAGTCAGCTAATTCAAGGAAGGCGCGCACAGCAAGCAGGATCACAGCAAGCGGCTACACGTATTATAACTACTCCGCAAGCTAGACAGAGGCTTGCAAATCTCGGAATGACAAATGAACAACTTGTACGCTATGTTCCTACTCCAAGCGGAAATAATGGATCATATACTCTAGCCGACGTAACAAAAGCAGAGAGTCTAATGAATGCGGAGGGTTCCGTCGCGGGAGAGCCTGTTGCCGAACAGCCTGTTGCCAAGCCACCGGCCGCCGAGCAGCTCGTCACCGAGCCACCGGCCGCCGAGCCACCGGCCGCCGAGCAGCCCGTCACCGAGCAGCCCGTCGCCGAGCGACCAGCCGCCCAACGAGTCGTTAGGTTTGAAAATCCTTTTATTCAGAAAGCTTTTGAAGCTGCAAAAGAAAATGGACTTGTATCTGATGAAGATATCCTTGCGCTTTCTCCAACAGGACAAGGAGGAGCTTATAAGGCGGCAGAACTAGACGCAGCTCTGAAGAAAAATGGACAGGCAGTAAAGAGTGGAAGATTATATTATGGAGATCCAGATGCTATAGTAAAGCTTAAGGCTATTGCAAAGCCAGCCGCTGTTGCTGAGGCTCCTGCGACCGCCGCCGAGGAAGTCAAACCGCCAGCCGAACAGTCGCCTGCTGCCGAGCCTCCTGCGCCTCCTGCTGCCGAGCCTCCTGCGCCTCCTGCTCCTACCGTGCCTGCCGAAGATGGTCGTAGAAGAACACCAAGTGGAAGAATCATAAGACCAGAAGCAGAAACATATGCTCGCACAGAGGGAGTGTCACTTCTTGAACTTGATCCATTTATTATCGGAACTGGAAGAAATGGAATTATAAGAAGAAGAGATGTTGTAGATGCTATTGAAGCTTATAAGACTGACAGACAAACAAGAGCCGCGAATCAAGAAAAGTTAAGCAAAATTCCGGGCATAGCAGACGAAGAACTAGAAACATCGGGACAGACATTGGATTCGCCGGGAATAAGACAGGCAGTATTAAGTTCAATCTTAGAAAAGATAGCTAAGAATGATCCAAATGATCCACCATATCAAGTTGCATTTTATAAAGGTCAAACAAGAAATAGAAATGGGATTGGTCTTGGCCCTAAATATGTTCCAGTTTTCATCGCAAAAGTTAGTAATACAAGTGTGGAAATAATAGAAATTCGCGCAGGTGCAAATCCAAAACAAACAATAACTCTTCCAAAAACATTTTTTAAAGACATATTTGTACCTACAAATGAGCAACTACAAAGAATTCGTGCTGAAAATAAGATTAGAGCGAATAAAGGTCAAGTTTTATCTGACGAAAAAATAAATAATATAGAAAAACTTTTAAATGAGTTGAAAGAAAATTCTCTTTTATATAGTGATGACAATCAGATGATGGCAAGGTTTACAGAAGCAGAGCCATCAAACCCACAGCCAAGACCCGGAAAAGAAAATGTAGACGAAACTAAACAAGAAGTTGACTCTTCTGGAAAAGAAATTGGCTTTGGTCGATTTACATATGAAGATGAAAGTGGAAATATAACAACATCTAGATACTCAACAATAGATCAAGATTCTTGGAAGATAGTGGATGAGCTTGCAAGATGGTACGCTGCACGAGAGGCAGGAAGGCCTGAGCTTGCAATCGCATATGCAAAAACTATCCTTGGTCCAAGAGGAGAACTTGCAAGATACGTCGGGCAGCTCATTAGAATGTCAGATGTTATAGAAAAAATAAATCCAAAATTTACTGCTTTCAGACCAGATTTTATACACTTTCGATTTAATGGTCAGCTAATACGCAACGCTTTGGCAATGAACATCGCAGACGTAAAAGGAATGATAGAAGATCTGGGATTAGATTCAGAAAAAAAGCAAGAAGTTCTTAAGCAATTTGAATTAGGATTTAGAGCAGCATCAAAAGAAGACAGTGAAGGTAAGCCTGAGCGTGTAAATCCAGAAGGAATAAGATCTAGGTATTGGACGACACAACTACAGTCTTTGTATAACAATGGAGTGGCGTGGTCAAGAACAGAATTTGGACCTAACTCAAAATATGAAGTGCCTGAACTAATAGGAAGAAAGACAAGCGAAGGCACCGAAGGCACCGCCGAAACAAAATCATATGCTTCTGGTGGACTTACTTTTGCCGCAGAAGGAGGAAAAGACTACTGGGACAGAGAAGTAAGCAAGCACATAGATGAGGCAAGATTTAAGGAACTTGCTGGTGAACCTGCTGCAAAAAATGGATATAAGTTTAACCAGATTCAAGATGTAGTCAAAAAGATTCAAGCAGAAGGCACTACTGTAAGACCATACGGTGACATACAAAAAGAAATAGCTGCCGAAAAGAAACCAGCCGCAGGTACTGAGACAGGCGCTCAGCCTACAGAGACGACAGGCGGGCCTCAGAGCGAACAGCCACCTGCTCGTCGTGCGCAAGTGCGTGCATCAAATGCACATCCAAAAAGAGAGATCCCAGATTCCGCGCGACAGACAAAGCAGCTCACAAAGCCAAAGAGCGGAAACGATATTGCTCCTATTGGCATAATCAAGGGAGTGAATTCCATACTCAATGCAGGAGACATTGAGGGCGCAATGGTATACATGAGACTATTGTTTGGATCACTTTCAAACTTAAAATATCCTGATATTAAAGTTGATGGAAAGCCAGTCACATCTGCTGGATCGGTGTCAGATACTGACGTGGGAATAGGAAGTAATATGGCTCTTGCTCTTTGGGCAAACATGACAGGAACTGGAGCAGAAGCAAACAAAACATTAATTAATAATTTCTTAGAAAGAATAAAGAAAGAATCTACAGGCGTTCCCGAGTACGCACGCATAAATAAAATTATTAATCAGACGATTAGTAGCCTGAGGGCGCTTACGTCTGGAAGTCTTTCAAGTCAGGATATTGCTAACGAGGTAATGCAAAAACAATATGGAGTAAATCCAGACAATCTTGCAACTCAAGAAAGCGCAAAAGCATTTGCAATAGCAAGAGTGAAAAAGGCTATTGCCGAACAACTGAATCATGCATTGCGTGCATCACTCACAGATAGACTCTTTGGTTCTAAGAAGGCTCAATCAGACAACTTGTGGAATGCAAGGCATAGATCGCAGGCAGCAGCCGTGGATCAAGCAGTGCAGGAGACAGTCGAAGCACCAGCCTCGGCAACCACTGAGGCAGGCGGAGCTGCGCCTACAGAAGCCAAAGCACCAGCGTCAGCAGCTCCGAGCGGCCAGACTACAGATGTGGCCCCGAGTGTTTCAGGCGGGGTTACTTTTGCTGCACCGGGAACCCAAGCGTACTGGGACAGAGAGGTAAGCAAGCACATAGATGAGGCAAGATTTAAGGAACTTGCTGGTGAGCCTGCTTACAAAAATGGATATACTTTCACTCAGCTTAAAGATGTAGTTGAAAAAATTAGATCGGAAGGCAAGGTAGTAAGAGAATCATCAGAAGTACAAAAAGAAATAGCTGCTGAAAAAAGAGCAGCAAAAGCAGCGGGAGCCACTGCAACAGGCAGCGCTGCACCAGCAGAAACACCAGCCACTGCACCAGCCACTGCACCAGCCGAAGCACCAGCCGAAGCACCAGCCGAAGCACCAGCCGAAGCACCAAAAGAACTTGATGCAAGTGGCATACAAAATATACCAGATGAAGTTCAAAGAAATATAAATGTTTATAATGGATTGTTAAAATTATTAACAGATAATAATCCTTTAATTGTATCAGCAGCAAAACAAGGAATGAACGACGCTCTTATAGCTATAAATTCAGGTGGATATACTGTTGATTTTGCTACAGGGAAAATTATAGAATCTGCCTCAAGCTTGGGAGCTATGAGAGATGTATTAAATACTATTACTGGTACTGGTACTGGTACTGGTACTGGTACTGGTACTGGTACTGGTACTGGTACTGGTACTGGTACTGGTACTGGTACTGGTACTGGTACTGGTACTGGTACTGGTACTGGTACTGGTACTGGTACTCAAGCACAAGCGCCAGTAATTAATAAATCTAATCTAATGTCATCAGTAAGAAATCTTGTAACTACAGGCCAATCAAATGATATTATAAATCACTTGGGTGGAATGAATCTGATTGATGCTGGAAGAACTATTAAAGCAGCACTTTCACGCACCTCTAAAAAATCACCAGAAGGAGTGCGTGACAGACAATTTATTATTGATAACATAGATAAAATTTTTACTGATCCAGCAAAGGCTCAAGTTGTTAGAAATATGGTGGAGGGCAAAACAACTACAGTTACTTTACCTACCACATCAGTCAATCCACCAGCACCACCAGTCAATCCACCAGCACCACCAGTCAATCCTCCCGCACCACCAGTCAATCCTCCCGCACCTCCAGTCAATCCTCCCGCACCACCAGTCAATCCTCCCGCACCACCAGTCAATCCTCCCGCACCACCCGCACCACCCGCACCTCCAGTCAATCCACCCGCACCTCAGCCTGTTCCTCCGACGCCACCACCAGCAGGTCCCACTCAAACTTGGTGGGAAACACTAGAGGCATGGCGCTATGCAAACGCATTGTCAAATGTTTTCCAGCTTGCTACAGAAGGGCTAAATGCAACAGTACGAGTAGCTGAGCTTTTCACACTTAATCCAATAGAAGGCGCGGTTCAAGGCGTGTTCAAGAAATTTGGAGCACAGGGTGAGCAGACCGCATCAGTAGGCGCATCGCTTGCTGGCGCCACAGGAATACTAGATGGAATTGCCAACGGCGCAGTAAATGGATTCAAAGCATTTACTGATCCAAGCGCAGTACTTCGTGGTCCAAATACAGACATCAAGCTTCTCACTCAAAGCGAGATTGCAAAAAATAATAGGCTGGCAAAATATGGACTTACTGGCCTAGAATTAATTGGCACAAGACCAAGACTTGCACTCGACATGCTTGCTCAAGGTATTGCAAGAAGCGTTGCGCTATCAACAAGAGCAGCGCTTGATGCACAGAATTCAGTGGGAGACATTTCATCTCAGGCTGGACAAGCCAAGATGAAGGAGTCGAAGTTTATTCTTGGGCAGGCGATGGCATGGCCATCTGTCATGAAAGACAGTGAACAGATCATGTCAGAAGCTGAGTATATTAAGATGCTCGGCAATGTTTCAAGCCAGCCAAATCTTTTGAATGATATTCGCGCAGCACAATACAATGGATCTCAGGCCTTTGCTTCAGATGCTGACATATACAATGCAGCAAAGAAGGCATACGAAATTGAAGACGAGGCAAGAGGAATATCAAACCAAGGAACAAGGCAGCCGAGACTCTTTGGAAGGCTGTTCGCCGGAAATCCTGTGGCAAAAAATCTTGTGCTGTTCACGAATTGGCTTGCACGAGAATCATACCGAGGCCTGTCATACACTCCGGGCGTTGGCGCTGGCCTCATGTTGTATGATGTACAAACAGGCAAATACAAAGACATTGAAGGTGGAGCAAGCAAATGGATTGGAACACCTACTGACCCAAGGACCGAGAGGCTGTCGAAGCGTGTAGCCATGCAGATCATGGGGAGCATGGTTCTTGCAGGAGGCTTTGCGCTCAGAGCAATGGGCCGTATGAATGGCGATGGCCCGGAGGAGCCAGAAGAAAGAAGTGCGTGGCTTGCTGAAGGCAACATTCCATATGCACTTACTTGGGACAATCCAGACGGCACCAAGGCACAGTTCAAGCCGTCCGGTGTGCTTGGCGCGCTCATGTATCCGCTTGTTGCAGGAGCCATCGTTCACGACACCATCATGGGGTCAGAGTATCAAAGCCCATCAAAGGTGCGAGACGTACTTGACAAAGTTAGAAGACTATCTGTTCAGTACGCAGAGTGGATGTATGATAATAGCACTCTAAGAAACTATAATGAAATCATGAATGCGCTCCAAGCTAATAACTATGGAGAGCTAATGAACAGAATCATTGCGAATCAAGTTCTCTCGTATGTACCAGCGTCTGGCCTGATGCGAGGAATCAATGCAGTGTCAGACAAGTACATGAGAAATCCAGACGATGTTCTCGATTATATTTCAAACTCGCTGCCGACTGACAAGGATGCAATTGAGAAGAACCAGCAAGGAGGAAGACCGCAACTAAACATGGCAGTCAGGCCAAAGCGAGATGAGTTTGGAAGGCCAGTACAAAATCAGTACTACGCAGAGGACACTGCGGGCAAAGTGGCAGGCCTGTTTAGGAGACAGTTCGTTTCCACTACAAGAGAGGGAAGTCAGAAAGACCAGCTCGGAAGGCCGACGTACCAATACGCTGGAGCAAAGACGAAGGCAGAATCTGTACGCATCGGAGGAGCAGTCAACGCTGTGGAGAAATATCTTAGGAATCCTCAGCTTGAGCGAGAACCTACCGCAGAGGAATATAGAATCGCAGCCAGATATTACGGCGGCAAAAATGTCCTCTGGCAGGATGCACGGCAGCGTGGTGTCGAGCAAGAAAAGCTTGATCGAAAGATGTATGAGAGGAAATAAAAATGGCATCAGGAATTAACACAGTACAGCTAGATAGATCAGTTGTTCAGAATGCCGCTGAAATTCTCTCATTGCTTTCTGGTAAAAACACGATATATCCATCGAGGATTATTACTGAGTCAAATACTGTACCGCCCGGTGGATCTAGAGTTGATTACTTTTCGTCTAAGTATTTTACAGACAATCCAGAAAATAATGCAAAAATTAATAATGAAAGAAATATGCTGTTCATTCCAGCATGGAAAACAATAGTTGGAATATACGAATCAGAAATTGCAAGAGAGAGCACAAGCTGGTATTCTTCTCAAGAGAATAAAGACAAAGAAAGGGCGCAAAGCCTGCAAAGAATAAATAATCAACTTATATACATACGCAATAATATAATGCAAAATAATGAATATGAACGAAGAGAAAGTTCTGATTCATCAACTCCTCTTTACACAATTAAAGATATTGATTCAAAAACAGATATGGAAAAATTTACCATATTTAACAATGGTGTAAAGCAGTTTTCAGCAGAAAATCCAGAGATGATGCCGGGATACAAGGCGTCTCCAACAGCACAGCCAAGTCCGACAGGGGTGGTAAGTCCAGCAGCGACGCCCGTGCCTCCACCTCTTGAGCCTTCTATTAATGCCGCGCCCGGATCAGCAACGGTGGCACCAGCCACATCAGTCGCTGCTGGCGGGACACCTGCTGGATTTTCAAAGGGGGCCAGCGCCACTACAGAGTCAAACGATGATGAAAAATATATAGATAGTTTGGTATCTTCTTATAATAATAAGATGCCTGATTTGAAAAAAATAAATCCAGTTACTGCTGAAGACATTTCTAATGAAGTTAGTCAACTCAGAATTCCTTATAATTCAGCAAAAATAAAATTTGATAACGCATCAAAATCAGTAGCTAAATATGAAGCGGCACCCGGTGGAGCTGTAGGGGACAACTATGAAGCGGCAGTAAAAATTCAAGATGCTGCTCGCGAAAAGCTTGCTGAGTCAGGTCAAAAATATGCCGCGGCTCTTGTCAAAATAGACACAGCACTTAGAAATAATGGAATCGTACCATCATATGATAAAGTAACTGTTGATGGAACATTTTTTACTGTAACGAAAAATGCATATACTGGAAAAGCAATTTCCATGTCTCCAGTAAATGTTGCTCTAACTCCAGATCAGGCTCAGGCAGCAAAAGACACGGCAGTAAGGCAAGGAATTGTAAGTGAAGATACGGCTGTAAATACAGCGCCTGCACCTGAGGCATCGAGCGTGTCGGTGCCACCTGCCGTAGCAAGAGTAGGCTCGGCACCAGCACCTGCATCAGCACCTGCACCTTATACTCCATCCCCGACAGGCATGGTCATGCCAGCTCCTGCAATGGCTGGGGCACCGAGTGTGCCAGCCCCAGTCACGAGTGCGACTGGCGGGGTATCAGGTGTCGTTGGCCTTCGAGGCACGATGACACAATCAGGTGGGTCGCCGGGCAAGCCGAACATGGTGTGGGACGGGACATGGGGGCCGGGCGGCGTAAAGAACATGGTGCAGCAAGGCACGACAGGCGGGTCAGCCGGAAGCGTGCAGATGCATCCGCTTAAGAGCCAATACGATCCAAAGACAGGAAATCTCTTTGTCATGAATGAAATGACAGGAGAGTTCAATGTAATGAACACTGGATTAGGGAATGTATCTGCTGAAATTAAAGATGTTCATTACTATCCAGATGGATCTGTTTCTGCTGTATATACAGATGGATCAATGAAGGAACTAAAGACCGCAGATCCAAGTGTGCTGGCAAGACAGGCCGCAAAGGATGAGGCCGCACAGCAAAACGATCTTATGCAGGCGGAGGTCTACGCACAAAATGCAAGGAAGTCGCGATTCGAGAATGCAGTGAAAGACCTCGTCGCAAGTGGCAAGTACACTCCAGAGCAAGGGGCAATCTTGCTCGGAGACTTCAGTGCATATTTTAACTATCAACAAAATGCAAGAAAAGCCTACGAGGATGCAAGGGCCACGCGCATTGCAGAAAAAGAACGTGCAGTAGCGCAGGCACAGAAATTGCAGGGTGGCTATAACCTGAGCCGCATGCTCTTTGGTGGGAATAATCCACAGAATATGGCGGCAATCAATCAAATGGTGGAGGCGCTACCCGGAGACAAGAGCGAGTCTGTGGGGGCAAGACAATTTAGAAGCATGTGGGGAACACAAGATGGTGTTGCTAATCCACTAGACTACAAGGATCCGGGAGCATGGACGCAGCCTGAATATACTCCTCCAGACAAGTCAATCATTGAAGAATGGATGAAACAAAATCCAAGCATATTCGACAAACTTGGAAGCACTAATGCTGCGCAGCCGCAGCCAGTCGCGCCTCAGCCTGTGCCTGCTGTAATCACAAGGCCAGAGGGGTTCGGTCTGTACCCAGAAGCACTCGGACGTTTCGGTCAGTAGAAATATATTTTAGAAAATAATTTAGGGAGCAATTCAATGCCTCAGGATAAATCAAACAAGGACGACGCAGTAGCAATATCTCCATACAGGCAATACAGTGACGGTTCTGCAAAAACAGTAACTGTCCCAGCAGGAGACCAGAAGACTGGAACTGTTACTTACACTACAGGAGGCACAAAGAAAGAAGCCGAAAAGTCAGGAGGCCAAGGCGGCACAGCAGACTCGCCCAATACCGCAGCGAATACAGCCGCGAGAAACGCAGCTCTAGGGAATCCGCCATCCGGTGGCGGTGATAAAGCAACTTCCGCTGCTGCTGCCCCCGCTGCTGCTGCTGCCCCATCACACATCATGCAACTTAGCGGCTTGGCATACTTGAGTAGCCCAGAAGAATTTAATGCATATGCAAATACACTTGATTCATGGAGCAGATATCTCAGTATTGTAAACAGTCAGAGCCAATATGTCATGACTGTAGACAAGATCGGCCCAGATGGAATACCTACATTCAAGCAGATGCTTGGTCCAGACAATAAGCCAATTCCTCAGAGCCAGTACGCACTCAATAAGCAGCAAATTGATAGACTAAAAAATCAAGACATAATTGATATGGCGAATACAAGTGGTAAAATTAAAGATCCAGAGACTGGCAAATGGATTCAGACTCCAGACGCAATTGTAAAAATAGCACAAAGCGATCAATACAAGCAACAGGCAGAACTTACAAAGCAGGAGGCTCTTAAGACTATTGCTGAGACCGCATATATTTCTGGAGCACAGACTGATCTGACAAGAAATCAATCAAATCTTGTTACTGCACAGACAACATACACAAATGAGCAGCAAAAGGAGCTTGCACGACGCTACGAACTCGACAGGCAAAACGCACTGGCACAGGCAGTGGCCGACCCAAGGCGCAGTGTCGAGGCTGCCATGATGATGCAGCTCTACGGAGCCAATCAAGGCGGCATGCCAGTCGGCACAAGCGGCTACTCGGCGCAAGGCATGGCACAGCAGGCCCCTCAGTACACGCAGCAGCCTCCTCAATACATGCCAGCGCAGGGGTTTGCTGGCGGCACACAGGCTCAAGTCGCGCAGCCAGTCAATAGCGGGCCGCCTGCACAGGCACCGGCATGGGCGTGGGCTGGCGGTCAAAATCAGGGCGAAATGGTTCGCGCTGCTGTCATGCCTGAAGGCCAAGACGGCATGTATCGTGCTGCTGTACTTCCAGACAACTATTACTCGATGCGGGAACAATTATCTAGACAAGAGGACCTCGTTCGACAAAATGAAGCCAATCAAATGCGTGGTGCTGTGCCTGAAGGCATGCAAGCTCCAAGCGCATGGCCATCGCCAACAGGACAGGTCTCAAGTACTGATGCCGCAAATGGAGTCGGCGGCTATAGTGCGGGGCAGCTCGCGCAGAATAGGCAAAACACCGCATATGTTGTAAATCCAAATTTGGCTGCGGCTTTGCAGGGCCAGTATGTGCCGGGTGCAGGCAACAAGAGTGGCAGCTACGGTCAAGTCACAACCATTGCGGGTGCTGCACCACGAGGAGGCAACTACGGCAAGATCAACCCAGTCTCGTACAGAAACATGGACGAGGACACTCGCGCAAGATATGGCAGCCTAGCTCTGGCCAATCAAGGCATGAGCGAGCAGGATCTTGCAAAGAGGCAGCGAGTTGCATTGCCGGGCGCAAGTGCAAGTGGTGGTGGCACGAGGCTCTAGCGTTTCTACATCTGAATCACTCATAAGAGGAGAGACATGAACGACGAAATTGCGGCCCCAGAAATTAGCACCGACGATCTTCCGATTGCAGCCTATGCATCGGAGGGGCTTGAAGACTCCCGCGTCTGGTCTCCAGACGACGAGGCCATAGAGCTTGTCGATGCACCTGCACGCGAAGAACCAAAGATTGACGCCGACACAATCAGGGCGCAGGCCATTGAAGAATATAAGGCGGGGCAGCAGCTTGAGATTGAGAGGCTGCGTGCGGAAGCACAGTTGAGACTTCAGCAGGAAGCACTTGCCGCAGAAGAAGAAGAAGAGTTTGATCTTATTGAGCGTGCAGATTCTGGAGACTTGGAGGCGCAAGAGGCATTCTATCTCAAGAATTTTGAACGTGCAAAAGAGAGGCTCACGCAAAAGAAGACGCAGGCCGCACTTGAGCCTGAGCGCGCCGCAGCTCGCAACGAAATCAGGCGACAGCTTTGGGAAGAATACTCCAAGTCATTTGGTGTTGAGCCAGACGACAAGGATGTTCTTAGCATCCCCGCAGATCAAGGGATGCGTGGCATCAACGCTGCACTCATTATGCGTACACAAGATGACGCAATTCTTGATGCAGCCAGAAAGAATCCTGCAATGCAGAAGTGGATTAAGGAGGAAGTAGCAAAAGCAACACAGGCCGCTGGAGCAAGAGCAATGGCAAGAGCACTTGGAGCAGAGGAAGCACCAAGAGCAGACGCAGCAGCTCAGACGGGTGGCAGAACAATTACAAGCGATGAGCTTGATAGGGCACTCATGCAGAATCCAGATGATAGCGAACTCTATAAGCTTTGGGTAAAGCGAGAGAGAGCGGCTGGTAGATACTGGTAATCGTTACAGTTTTTAAGGAGAGATACCATGGTTGCACCGATTTCCGCAGCCGAGCTGGTGCAGATGGAGCCGAAACTCATCTTGCCCGCTCGCTTTACGCTGCAAGCTAAGACTCTGGCGACTCAGCTCTTTCACAAGGAGAGCTTGCCTGACAAGAAGGGTCGAGTCCTGAATCAGCCGAAGTATGGCGAGTTTGAGGCCTTTGACGCGACGGAAGGCATTGAGGTCGATAACCCGCAGAAGCTCAGCACCTCGAACTGGGTGGTTGAGCCGACTGAGATTGTGGCGCAGTTCTTGCTTACCGACGTGGCTGCCCGTGTCGGCGGCGAGAATCACCTTGCGAATGCGGGCCGTATCCTTGGGGATGCGATGGCCAAGAAGGTGGACAAGAAGGGCCTTTCGATTTTCAAGGATGGCGACAGCAAGGGGAACCTCTTTGGTGTCACGCACAGCCTCGGTACCGTGGGTGGCACGGGTAGCCCGACGACGACCATCACCGTGCCGCATGTGAATGCTGCGGTGGCGCGACTCGAAGGCAATGCCGAGCCGACGCCCAAGCCGATCCGCATGATCTTGCGTGCCGAGCAGATGCGCAAGCTCCTGAATGCTGTTGCGCCTGTGTCTGGCACGAACGCCATCTACGGTGGCATCAGCGAAGAGGTCTTGAAGCAGTACTTGAAGCACGACTTTAGGCTCTTCGGCCTTGAGGGTGGCTTCATCACTCCGAACCTTGATCGCTTCAGCACGACAAGCACGCCGGTCATTGGCGATGCGAACACCTATGCGGTCGGGGCAGTATTCAGCCCTGAGAGCATCTGGTATGTTCCGGTTGATGCCATGACGGTCGAGAAGGAGCGGCGCATGAAGGCTCGCTCGTGGCTCTATCAGGCGAGCCATACCTTTGGCTTTGGCGTCTATCAGGAGAAGTGGGGCGTCAAGATGTCGTTTGAGGCCGCAGATCCGACCTCGTAATTGAGAAGATTGAGCTATAAGCAAGGAGCAAGGCTATGGGTATTCTTGATGGCGCACGGGAATTTAACAGTGCGCGAATTGGTACGCTCGCTGGTGGTGCCACAGCGAAGGCGTACTTCTACATTGCGGACGACACGGTCCTGACTGACATCGGGTTCGTGGATTCCGTGGCGGTGACTGCGAATGGCACGAACTACCTTACTGTGGCTGCGTACGTAGGTGCGACGAAGCTTGTCGAGATCAACACGAACACCGGGGCTTCGGCCTCTGGACTTGCGACGAACTCGACGCATGTGATCGCGGGCCTGACTGTGCCGCTTGGCCAGACAGTGACCGTGAATGGCACGGCGTACACGTACTTTGACGGCAAGGCCACGGCGGCTGCGACGGCCACTCAGGCTGACAAGGCTCTGGTGCTGAACCTTGGGAGCCGCTTCAATGTGTCCGATGGCATCACGACTGGGGCTGCTCAGTCCGGTGTCATTAGCACGGTGAAGTCTGAGTACGGGAACCTTGTCACGTCGGGCTATGGTGCGACGGGCTTTGGCTACACGCAGCTCAGTGGCATTCGGCTTCCTGCTGGGTCCACGCTTGAGTTGCGCGCGGTCAATACTGCGACAAGTCCTGCCACGTTTGCGAACCTGACGCTCTTGGCTAACACGAGAGCTGGTCGCTAGTCCCAAGTCTCAGGACGGAGTCCCGCGCCTCCCGTCTGGGGCCGGTGCCTGCTCAGCAATGAGCGTGGCCCGGCCCCATTCGTTACTTCTCATGATGAGAACTACAACGACGCAGGTGCGAGTGCCTCAGGCAAGTGACTTTGTTGCAATCCCAAAAGAACTCTGGGAAATTATGAAGACATGGCCTGATGCGCTGAATAGATGTAAGACTGCTTCTGCTGGGATGCTCTTCACGCTAAAAGAGATGGAAGACATCCTTAAGGCCGAAGAGCTTATGAGGCAAGTCAAAGAGAGTTAACAATGGGTGGCAGCTTTTACATTGTAGAGACCGATCCGCTTGAGGAAGCGCGGCCTGAATTTTACGAAGCCGACAATGAAGGCTCGCCACTTATTATTGTCAATGCAAATGATCCAAGATGGCGCATGCCTCTGTGTGAGCTTAGGGATATGGCAAAAGAGATTGAGGCAGAAAACAGAAACAATCCGAAGTTTCAGTCTCAGGCCGACAGAATGCGCGTCATGCAGGATCGTATTCTCGATCACTTTGAGCAGATGGGGCTGATCGCAAGGGGCGCGACAGTCAACAGGCCATTGAGAGGGCGCTAAGATGGGCAACGTCACGAAGGCAGGCCAGAACCCAAATGGGGGCCTCAACGCTCTGGGGCGCAGGCAAGCAGGCGGCAATCTCAAACCGCCGGTCAAGTCTGGCGACAACCCCCGGCGGGCTTCCTTCCTTGCCCGCATGGGCAATATGCCGGGGCCGGAGCGCAAGCCGAATGGTGAGCCGACGAGGCTGCTGCTGAGCCTGCAAGCATGGGGAGCCTCCAGTAAGGAGGATGCCCGGGCTAAGGCTAAGGCTATCAGCAACCGGAACAAGGCGGGAGGGTAAGCGATGCCGGGGCCATTGGGTATTGGAGCCTCCGGCGCTGGTGGCGTCAGCGCCGTCACTGCCACTGCGCCGGTCACAAGTACTGGTGGTAGCACGCCAGTGATTGCTGTCACCACTGCAACGGCAGGGGCATCGGCGGTCGGCGACACCGCATCTGCCGGTGTGGCGGCAAGCCTTGCACTCAGCGACCACCGCCACAGTCGCGAGGCATTTGGGTCTGTCAGCAGTGCGGTCAGTGTGACGGCATTGGCCGATGGGACCGCCACCACCGTTGCGCGCTCTGATCATGCGCATGGGGAGCCGAGCTGGCGACGATCTTGGTTGATGGTTTAAGGAGCAATAAAAATGGCCGAAATTCCAAAGCGGCTGGGGGCCAATAGTGCATTGACCGCCAATACCGCCACAAACCTTGTGGACAACGGTGCCACTGCAAATACGTACACCATCTTCTCCAGCATTGTGGGATGCAATACGGATGGCACGAACACGTACACCATTGACTTGAGTGTCAGTGCGACCAGCGCAACACACGGTGCCTACATTGCCAAGGGCGTGAGCATCAGGCCCAACGATGCGATTAGTTACGACAAAGTTGTGCTTGACCCGACTAATCGGTATTTGGTGGTGAGTGTCTCGAACGCTGCGGTGCATGTGTCGGCGTTTGGCGTGCAGGGACCGTAAGCGATGGCCATCAAAGTTACTCGACAGGATGAGCATGCAGACGGCAAGTTGCCAATCAGCGCAGGAAGCAACATTACGCTGACCGACACTGGCAGCACGCTGGTGATTGCTGCCACGACTGGGGCTGGGGGCGTGGCGTCAATCACGGCATCCACGGGCATCAGCACTTCCGCCAGCACTGGCGCGGTGACACTGACAAATACCGGGGTGACGAGCATTGTCGCTGGGACTGGCATCAGTATTTCCGGCGCAACGGGTGCAGTAACCGTCACATCGACTGCAAGCGGAAGCGGTGGCTATACCAAGACGTTTATGTTGATGGGAGCGTAATTACATGGCGGAAGTTATCAAACGATTGGGCACGACGACCGCCACCGCGGCGGCCAACGTGTTCGATAACGGTTCCACGGCGAGCACGTACACCGTCGTCTCGTCCATCGTGATCTGCAACACGAGCGCGACGGCGTACACATACAACGTGTCCACGTCGGCGACCAGCGCGACGCACGGGGCGTACATCGCGTCCGGCGCGACCGTCGCGGGCAACGATACGGTCATCCTCGTGGCGGGTGTGTGCCTCGATCCGACGGCGCGGTACCTCGTGGCGCATGCGTCCAACGCCGCGGTCCACATTACGGCGTACGGGGTGACTGGGCCGTGAGTGTGACGACGGCGAGCGTCTCGAATATCGGCGGCGTGAAGGCGCGAACGTTGCGCTGTGCCACGTTTACCACCACGGGCAGCCCGACGGTATCGGTTGCCGCGTACGGCAAGGTGACGTACGACGTGTACACGTACACGGGCAGCGGAACGCTTGTCGCGGGCAGCGCTAATCGCATGATTCGGGCGCATATCACCGTTGCAGCCGGTGGGGGCGGCGGGGGGTCTTGGGGCGGCGGCGGCGGCGGAGCGGGAGGGTTTTTTGATGGCGGGTATGCGTTGCGAGGCGGGGTTACATATACGGTCACGGTTGGTTCCGGGGGGGCGGCCGGAGTCTCGGGTGGGGCAGGCGGAT